AGGAGAAGGCGAACGACCTAAGCCCCATGGCCTAGGCGGGACGGACCACCACCCCATGCTTTGGGCCTAGGTCCGATGGGTCTACACACCTACCCAGGTTTTAGTGGTAGAAATGGCAGAATGAGGGCTCTTGGGGCCCTCCCTGGGGGGTCCAAGGGTTGCCCTAACCCGTAACAGCCAGAAACGCTGTGACCTGCGGAAACGAGATAGGCCCTGACAGAACCTACTATAGTGTAAGGGTCTAACGAAGCGAGGGTACCGAGCTTCGCTGAACTGTTAGCATGGCTACAGCACCAAGAACAACGTGCTGGCCCTGTTAGGCAAGACTTTCATCTGATGAACGGCTTCGCCTAACAGAACGCGAAGCCATGGGAGGAACAGACGTTGAAGGCGAAGTTCACGCCTGACAGTGCCAGGGAGGCCGGGAAGCGTTCCGGCGAAGTACGGCGCCGGAAGGCAACGTTGGAGCCAGAAGAGCGTGCGCATGAGGCCATCCGTGGCCGACTCGACAAGCTCACAAGCGAACTCATCGCGGCAGCTCTGGGCGAAGGCGACTTCACCGAGCTGAAGCTGGAGACTCGCGTCTCCGCCCTCCAGCGGCTGCTGGAGTGGGAGCTGGGAAGGCCCCCCGCGGCCAAGCCCGTGGCGACCACCGAGGAGGAGCCCGCAACACCAGACACCCTATTCAGCTGAGGGAGGCCCCGGTGCCGTTCGGACGTAGGAAGGCCGACGACGGGGGCGCCCAAGAGGGCCCCGCCGCTTCCCTCCGCGCGTCCGACGCGCTCGTTCGACCACCAACCGTGCTCACGAAGGAGCTGCTGGACTGGGCCCTGTCCGCCGTTGAGGCCGTCCTCTCCACACACCAGGTCAAGGCTCTCGCCCCCGGGCGAACGCGCCAGGCCATCACCGAGGGCTACAAGTTCCTCGACCGACTCTACCCGCTCACCGCGGAGGTTCGCTCCGACGCGGTCCTCTACGAGCTGGAGACCCGAGACACAGGAGTGAGCCGTGAGCGAGACCACGAGGCGAGCGCGAGGCTGGCCACGCACGGGAGTGAGTCAGACAGCATCGACCCCACACACGACTGAGACCGGGACTGCCGCCACGCCGCGCACAGACGACACGGCGCGCAACGTCCGGGAGGCCAAGTGGACCGCCCGCGACGGCTACTCGTCGCAGGGCACCGACGGCCGCACGGCGTCCGGCAGCATCCACACCGGCCGCGACTGATGCGCCAGCTGAAGCTCAACCCCGGGGCCCAGGAGGGCTTCGTCAAGGGGGACGAGAAGTTCAGCGCTTACATCGGGGGCCTAGGCTCGGGCAAGACCTGGGCCGGGGTCGCGCGCGGCATCAAGTTCTCGCTCCAGCCCAAGCCTGAGGGCGTGTTCCACGCACCCCACGGCCTCATCGCCGCCTCCTCCTACCAGGCCCTGGACGACATCATCATCGCCAAGCTCCAGGAAATCGTGGACTACACGGGGCTGGCCAACTGGGCCACCGACTACAAGAAGTCGAAGAAGGAGCTGACGCTTCGGAACGGTGCCGTCATCCGACTGCGGTCGCTCGACAACCCCGACACCATCATCCGTGGACCCGAGTACACGTGGGCCTTCATCGACGAGGGCCGCAACGCCACCCTGAAGGACTGGAAGCTCGTGACCGGCCGTCTGCGCCAGCCTGGCTACACGCGCGGAGCCTGGGTCGCCTCGACGCCCAACGGGTTCGACTGGATGTACCACGTGTTCCACCCCGACGGCGACCACCACGCCACGGAGTACCCGGACGCGAACTGGTACAACGCGGCCATGCGGGAGAACATCCACCTGGACGCGGACTACCTGGACATGATGGAGCAGTCCTACTCGGGACGCTTCTACGACCAGGAGGTGCTGGGTCAGTTCGTCGGCATCGTGGAGGGCGGCGTGTTCCCGGAGTGGGACCCCGAGAAGTATTGCGTCCCACTGGGTTTCAGGCCAGACCTCCCGCTCTACTCGTTCTGGGACTTCGGCATCGGCGACCCCGGCGTGTGCATCTTCGCTCAGGTGGAGTGGCGCGTCGTGCAGGCGCCCACGCCCGGCGCCAAGCCGGTCAAGATGCCCTGGCTGTACATCCTGGGCGCCATCGAGGCCCGTGACTGGCCCGCCAGCGCGTGGGCCGAGGCGTACCACGGGTACATCGCGGAGCACTTCCCGCCAGGCACGGCTACCCGGGGAGACTACGGGGACCCCGCGGGCATGAACCGCGCCCCGGGCAGCGGCACGTCCGTCATCTCGGACCTGAACGCGGCCCGCGTGCCGGTCGCGCCCGTCCCGAAGAAGCCGCAGGACTACGCCATCCGCATCCTCACCAACATGATTGCTGGCGGCAGGGTGCTTGTGAACAAGACCGAGGCACAGCGCGTCTCCGACGCCCTTTCCTCGCACAAGTGGAAGCTGGACAAGAACAGCGTGCGCACGGGGGAGCACCCCGTCCACGACTGGACCTCTCACCTGGTTGACGCCATCCGGTACGGCGCCACGGTGCTGCTGCCGTTCAACCCGCGCGACCTGGACGCCCCCGATGACACGGAGGGGTTCGCGCCCACCACGTACGGGCACGTGTTCGAGCAGCTGATGAACAAGCCGCAGACCCGATGGCTCGGGGGCGGCGGCGCGAAGAAGCGCCCGACCTTCATCCCGACCATCACCCCAAGGAGCTGACGAGTGGCGAAGAACGACGTGTTCCGCGTGTACGCGGACGAAGAGGCCATGCTGAAGGTGTACAACCGTCGGCTCCGCATGACCGACAGCAAGTTCGACAAGTCAGCCCCGGAGCGCCGGGCGCTCATCGGACGGTACCGCAACGAGGTCGAGGAGGACCAGGTACAGGAAGATGGGCACCGCGTCACGGTGACCAGCGGCATCGGCATCATCGACACGATGTTCAGCTCGATGGTGGCGGTGGACGTGGCGTTCATCGTAGACAACATCGGCCACGGGACCCCACTCCAAGCCCTCGCAGCTACGCGCGCGCTGAACCAGGCGTGGCGCGATACGAAGGGCGGGAAGCGGGCCAAGCGCGCCATCAAGGACTCGCTGCTGGCCGACGTGGGGTGGGTCAAGGTCTACTACGACTACGTCGAGGACGTGGAAGTACGGGACCTGCCGTCTGAGGCCATCGAGGCCCAGCTCCTGGAGCAGTACGGAGACAAGGCGAGGGACCTGACCGAGGCTGAGGTTGCCGAGGCGGTGGACGCCGGTACGCTGGCGCTCACGGAGGACGTGGAGGTGGTCCTGCGGGACCGCGTCTGCATCGACTACGTGCCGTGGGACCTCGTGCGCTACGACCCGTCGGCCAAGCAAATCGAGGACATGCGCTGGGTGGCCCAGTACACGCTCTACCCCGAGGCTGAGGTGCGCGGGAACCCCGTGTGGCGCGACTTCGTGAAGGAGCGCTACGGTGTCCGCAAGGGCGCGAAGATGCTCGACGACCTCGCCGGTGACTGCTCCATCAGCACCGGCCTGGAGGTTGACGCAGAGCTGTCGCGCTCGTTCGGCAAGGAGGCCGAGGGCGACGACACCCGCGTCACCGTCGTGGAGATGTGGGACTTCGAGACCGGCCTGGTGACCGTGTTCCCGAAGGGTAACACCGAGCTGGTCCTGCACCAGCGGGTCAACCCCCTGATGTTCAACCTGGACCTGGAGGACCGCAACCCCTTCAAGCCCCTGGTGGTCCGCGACGACCCCGACAACTTCGAGGGCCTGGGCGACATGCGCGTCATCAAGCCCGCGCTCGACGAGCTAGACGAGTACCGCTCGAACACGGCCACGTACGTCAAGCGCACCATCCCCAAGTTCTTCGGTCCGGCGCGCGCCATGACCGCCGAGGGCAAGGCCGCGCTGAAGAGCCCCATCTGGGGCGAGTACGTGGGCCTGGAGGAGGGCTTCAGCCGCCAGGACGTGGGTGACGCAGCCATCCCGTCCCTGCCGCAGGAGACGTACCAGGTCGCCGAGAGCATCCAGTACGAGATGAAGGAGGCCACCGGGGCCTCGGAGCCCATGCGCGGCGTGTTCCCCAGCCGCCGGACGACGGCCACGGAGACCCAAATCGTCACCACCGCTGGCGAGCAGCGCCAGGCGGAGCGGCGCGGGTCCCTGGAGGACTGGTACCTGGACATCGCGCGCACCGCGCTCCAACTCATGCAGGTGTTCTACGACCGGGACCGCATGCTCCGGTACACCGACGACCTGGGCAACGACTTCGTGTGGGAGTGGAACAAGGCCGACATCGCCATCGACGCGGACCTGAACATCGCCCTCACGCCCCGCGAGAACCTGACGCGGGACCAGCGCATCCAGCGCGCCATCCAGTACATGAACCTCGCACTCCCGCTGCCGGAGACCGACCGCGTGGAGCTGCTGAAGTGGGTGGCCCGCGAGATGGGCCTGCGCGACGACCAGACCCGCGCGCTCGTCAAGAGCCCCGAGGAGGTCAAGATGGAGGCGCAGCAGGAGCAGGCCAGCCAGCTGGCAGTCTCCCCGCAGCCCTTCGGCAACAGCCCGGTCGGCCTGGACATCTCCACGTCCGGCTGACGGGAATACCCGCCCCCTCTCGGGCGTTGTACGAGAGGTATGCCGCTCACGACATGGTGTCGTACGGGTCTCCAAAGCCCGGAGGCTGGGTTCGATTCCTAGGGGCGGTGCTGATTCAGCTAGGTCAACGTGGCGGAGACGCGCGGTTGTTACCCGCGAGAGCCTGGTTCGACTCCAGGAGCTGGAGCTGTGGTCCGTTCGACTACCGGAAGGTCACCAGTCCCTCAAACTGGCAGGCAGGGGTTCGAATCCCCTACGGACTACCACGGGAAGTAGCGCAGTGGTCAGCGTACTCGGCTCGGACCCGAGTGGCCGCAGGTTCGAATCCTGCCTTCCCGACTGTGGCGCTGGTGTAGAGCTAGCACAGCCCGGCTGTGACCCGGGAGGACGGGGTTGGAATCCCCGGCGTCACCCCAAGTGAAAGGAGTGGACCATGAGTAGCACCCTATAGGGGCCCCTAACGGGCTCCGAAAGGAGCACTCATGGCTACCAAGGACGGTGGCGGCGCGAACCAGCGCCGCAAGTCCCAGGAGGCCGCCGCCGCGCTTCGCGCGCGGGGCATCCTCCACGGCATGCGTGAGACGACGACCAACGCCCCGCCCGTCCCGAACCCCAAGGACGTAGGCTCGGCAGCGTACCGTCGCCTCCGCAAGCAGTAACATGGTTTGTGTCGCTGGTGTTCAACGGACTAGCACACCTGGCTTCCACCCAGGCGGTAGGGGTTCGAATCCCCTGCGACACTCCAAGCACGGCTAGCTCAGTCTGGTCAGAGCATCTGTCTTACAAACAGAGGGCCCGCGGTTCGAATCCGTGGCCGTGCACGGGGTACAGACGACGTACTGGAGATGTCAGCTGCCTTGCAAGCAGCAGAGGAGGGTTCGATTCCCTCGTACTCCACTCTCTCGTGTGACGCTGCTGGGTGGCGGGTGGCTTGTCGAGCCAACGAGACGGGTTCGATTCCCGTACACGGGACTTCCCCCGGCGGTGCCGGATTGCATGGACGTGGCTACGAACCACGGTGGCGGGGTTCGACTCCTCGGCTGGGGACTGTGGAAGGTGAAAGCTGAATGGTCGGCTACCGGCTTCGAAACCCGGGGGTGGGCAACCACAGGCGTTCGATTCGTCCTCCTTCCGCCACGCGGTGCAGGTGTCAACGGCTGCACGTGACCTTGCCAAGGTCAAGGAGCGGGTTCAAGCCCCGCGCATCGCTCTTCGGGTCTCAGATGTTTGAGGCGGCATAGCTGGCTCTTACCCAGCCTGACAGGGTTCGATTCCCTGGAGACCCACGCAGTAACACGCCCCTGTAGTGCTAACGGCAGAACACTCCCTTCGTACGGCAGAGGTCGGGGTTCGATTCCTCGCGGGGGCTCTGACCCGATGAGACTGGACACGCCCTGGCCTCCTAAGCTGGGGGACGGAGGTTCGACTCCTCCCATCGGGGCGACGGCTCGGCGTCACGGCCGACTCGCCCGCCTGCAAAGCGGGCCGCGCGGGTTCGACTCCCGCCCGGGCCTCACATGGTAGACCGGCAACTGGCGACGCGGCTCCCCTGCTAAGGGAGTGGCCCCCACGGGTCTGAAGGTTCGACTCCTTCGTCTACCGCCATACCTTCCTGGTGTAATCGGCAACATCCCTGACTCTGAATCAGGGGAGTCCAGGTTCGAATCCTGGGGAAGGTACCATGTCGGGGTGGCTGTTGGAAGCCCAGCCGGTCTCATAAGCCGGTCCTCGTGGGTTCGATTCCCACCCCCGCCACCGGGCTCTAGCTCATCTAGTGGAGCACCCGTCTGATAAGCGGAAGGTACGGGGTGCAAATCCTCGGAGCCCGACGGGCGACTGGCCAAACTGGTAAAGGTGCTGGTCTCAGAAACCAGAGATTCTGGGTTCGAATCCCAGGTTGCCCACCACGTGTAGGACCCCATGGCGGGGACGCGGGCTGTAACCCCGTTGCCGAGGCACCGTAGGTTCGATTCCTACCCTGCACACCACGTCTCTGTAGCTCAGACGGCAGAGCACTCGGTTGAAGCCCGAGGCGCCCAGGTTCGACCCCTGGCGGAGACACTGCACCACCCCGAGGCCCTAGTACAGCGCGCGCCGCGCGCCGAGGCGATGGGTACAGGAGGTACGCACCATGGCCACACAGGCCGAGCTACGCGCCGCACTCGCAGAGGCGGTTGAGGACAGCGGATTCCCCACGGACGAGAAGGTTGCGGCCGACTCGTGGGAGGGCGAGCCGCTTGCAGTAGAAGAGGCAGCACCTGCGGCTGCCGACGAGGCAACGCTCAGTAAGGAGGAGGTCCCCGCGACTCCCGCAGCCCCCGAGGCCGACGAGGTACAGGGAGAACTGCCGGACGAGTTCTGGGGAACGCCCCTGGACGGCATCCCGGACGAGCAGAAGCGCGCCATCTTGGAGCGCTTCGAGCAGGCTGAAAGCACCATCCACCAGCTACAGGCGAAGCTGGCTGTGAAGCCAGAAGAGCCCGAGGTAGCACCCGCACCCGAGTCAGAGGAAATCACGGACGAGGCCATCGCCCTGGCGCTTGGCTACGACCCTGATGACCCCTACTCCAAGCCGACGGACCGCGAGTTGACTCTCGCGCGTACCCTCATCGACCTGGAGGACAAGGTGGACGGCCTCATCCGCAAGGACGAGGTGACCACCGTCGAGGCTCAGTGGAACGGCCAGCTCGACGAGCTGGAGTCCACGTACGGGAAGCTGCCGGGAGACCGTGTGCAGGTCCTGAAGTACGCCATCGACGAGGGCATCGTGTCCCCGTTCGAGCTGTACTTCCGTCTCACCGCCCCCATCAAGAAGGAGGTGGACGACGTGGTGACCGCCGCGCGCCGTGAGGCCGCGAAGCGCGCCGAGGCCGGGGGCACCAAGCCCCGAGCCACTTCGGCCGGTTCGCTCCCCATCGACGCCAGCCTGTCACTGCGCGACGCCACCAAGCTCGCCATGGCGGAGGCAGAGAAGGAGACCGGCTTCACGTTCAAGGGCATCTTCGGTCGCAAGCAGACTGACTAAGCCGTAGCACGTCTACGGGAGACAACCCTGAAATGAGCATCTACGCAGACCAGTTCGACGTACTGGTCACCACGACGCTCGACAAGGTTCGCCCCACCCTGAGCGACCAGATTTCCAACGAGAACATCCTCCTCGCGTGGTTGAACTCGAAGGCTCGCATCACGGTGGACGGCGGTACCGTCATCCGCAGGCCCCTGCTGTTCGCGTTCAACGACACGGTCGGTACCTACTCCGGTTACGACCTCATCGACGTGACGCCGCAGGAGGGCCTGGGCTGGGTCGAGTACGAGTGGCGCCAGCACGCCGGTTCCGTCACCATCTCTGGTGAAGAGGTGAAGAAGAACAGCGGCAGCGCTGCTCTCATCAACCTCCTCCAGGCTAAGATGGACCAGCTGAAGCTGTCCGTCGCGGACGACTTCAACGCCATGCTCTACGGTTCCGGCAACGGAAACGGAGGCAAGGACTTCAACGGCCTCATGGGCATCGTGTCGGACGGCAAGCAGTTCGGGTCCTCGGACACGGGCGCTGCACTGCCGACCGGCGCATCCGTCACGGACACGCACCTCGGCGGAATCTCCGCCGCGACGTACACGTGGTGGAAGTCCAACATCGTTGACGAGGCGTCCCCCGTGGACCTCACGTCCTTCGATGGCGTGGACAGCCTGAACAACCTGTACAACAGCATCCGTGTTGACCGCTCCAAGGTTGACATCGAGCTGACGACGCAGGCGAACTTCGAGGCATACGAGGCACTCGCCGTGCCGAACATCCGCTTCCAGTCGCTGAAGGCTGCCGACCTCGGTTTCGAGACCATCGCGCACAAGACGGCTGAGGTTGTGTTCGACCCGGACGTGCCCACGAGCGGCGCATGGAACGACGGCGACCACACCGTTTCGGGTGGCGGCGTCTGGTTCATGCTGAACTCGGACCGCCTGGAGTTCGTCCAGCACGCGGACTCGTGGATTTCCCCCACTGAGTTCGTGCGCCCGTACAACCAGGACGCCAAGACGGCGCTCGTCCTGTCGATGGGTAACCTCATCACGGACAGCCGTCGCTCGCACGGCATCGTGTACGCGACGACCGTGTCGTAACCCTTGATGGGAGGGGGCTTCGGCCCCCTCCCACTACAGGAGGTAGTGATGGAAGAGGGAGAGGTACATCAGAACGTCATCCCCGCGGCCGAGATGCTCGACGAGCTGGTCGGAGACGCGGTGGGACGGTTCATGAAGAGCATGACCGGCAGCCCCTCGCAGGTCCAGCAGAAGCCGTTGACGCGACGTGAAGAGCGGGACCGGCAGCGCCAGGAGAACGGGCGCATCGCGCGCGAAGCCGCACAGCGGCGGGTGGCGCGGAAGATGGCAGTCGGCATCGAAGAGAGGGTGGCCAAGGCAGCGAAGCGCCTCAACGGCGTGAACGTGGCCGGAGCCATCGACCTAATCCGGGACGCATCTGAGTCTGACCGCGACCTGCTGCTCATCGCAGAGAGGCACGGACAGAACCGCTCGGGCGTCCTGAAGCAGTTCGGAGCCCCGCGCGCAAGCGTGGAAACCGCCTACCTGGCGGAAGCGGGCCTAGCTAGCCCCGAGCATGGCCCATAAGGGGTCGAGGAGCAAACAACATGGCAATCAAGTTCAAGTTCGTGGACCTGCTCACGGGTACGTCCCACGTCGGGGCGGGTGCGGCAACGGGCGAAGCCCGCGGCTACATCAACCTCGGCAGCAACGGGGACTGCGGCATCGTACGGGCCATCGAGTTCAAGGGCGACGACGACGCCGTGGACAACAACGCGCAGTTCGCGCTGACCGACAGGGACGGCCGACAGCTCATGGCCGCTCGTGCCGTCGATGCAGGTGGCACCACGTCCGACGAGTACACGCAGCAGCAGAGCGCCATCGGCACCGCGGTGTCAGCAGTCTCGACGGTCGGCGTGCAGAACGCACTCGGCTACATCGAGACCGCGTACGCAGACGACAACGCTACTCGTGACCTCGCAGCAGACACCGAGGGTGTTATCCCGGGCGTGTTCGCTCGTGGTCCCATCCTGGTGACGCTCACCGCGGGCTCCGACGGCGACTGGCACCGTGTTGGCGTCTGGGTTGAGACCGGCATCAAGTACCGCTACGCGGACATCCTGACCGGCACCACCTACGACAACGGTGTTGGCGCGTCGACGGGCACGTTCGTGAAGAACATCGGGCTCGGCTCAACGTACGGCGAAATCCTCGGCATCGAGTTCAAGGGCGACGACGCCGACGTGAACGCGAGCACCACGTTCGCCTTCTCAGACGCTGACGGGCGCACACTACTCCCGGCTATGGTAGTTGACGCGGGAGGTACGACGCGCGACGAGTACACCGACCAGGAGTGCATCATCGGAGCTACGGTAGGCGTAGCCTCCACGGTCGGGGACTTCCAGGTGCCGGGCTACGACCCGGGCCGCGTGTTCGACTCGGCGGGCGACGTGTCCGCCGCGACAGAGGGCAAGAACATGGGCATCTTCGCCAAGAGTCCCGTCACCGTGACTGGTGCTGCGGGTACCGACGGCGACTACTTCCGTGTTGGTCTGTGGGTGAGGGTCTAATGGCGAACGTAGATAGCAAGCTATTCAACACCACGGACCGCTCTCCGGCTGACCGCTCCAGCGAGAAGCCGAAGCGCGCACTCCGGGGGGCGGCCGGTGGCATCTACATCGGCCCGGTCCTGTCCACGGCAGCCATCGGGGACTCCTCCATCGCGCACGCAACCGGCGCAGCCGGTGGTGGCGTGGAGGACTCCACGGGCTACCGTGAGTCGGACACCTACACGATGGGTACCGACGTGACAGCAGCAACCGCGCGCAGCACGGGTCGCACCATGTACCGCGCCGACGGCACGTTCGGCGGCTCGGTACCTGGTTACCCGGCACAGCGTACGGGCCAGCGCGCGGCGGCGGCAAGCGGCTCCAGCCTCTCGGCTGAGGGCAACGCAGCGGCGTTCATCGACAAGCGGTCGAACATCTACGGCGACGGTGGCGTCGCGCTCGGCCAGGCCGGGCGTGGCACGCGCGTCCTCGCAGGTACGGTTGTGACAGGCGGAGTAGGCCAGGGAACCCAGTCGGGTACCCCGCGCATCCCTCGCCCCACGGTCGAGGACTCGGACGCTCCGGCAGCAGGCGTGGTCGGCATCATCGCCGGTGACGACCTGTTCACGTGCGACCTGCACGCGGACGACATCACCGGCGGGGCCAACGGCCTGGCTGGGTGCACGGTCGTTGGGTACCTGCGCGGCAGCGACACGGACGAGGACTCCGGTGACCCGGTGTTCAAGGCGAGCTTCGACTCCACCACCGAGGCCAACCTCGTGACGGGTCTGGCGAGCGCCACCGCGTACGCGATGTACGTGCAGTTCAAGGACACGGCCGGGAACCTCGGCCCCATGTCCGCCAGGTTCGTGAACACCACGACCTAACCATGCGCACTTCGAGCCAGGCCCTTGACTGGGCCTGGCTCGTTGTGCACTAGCAGCGCGCGCAACCCGACAGAGCACTTACGGCGCGCTAGGAGACAGACATGACCATCAAGAAGAGGACCATCAGCACCATCACCATCGGCACCGACGGCGCGACGACGACCGGCTCCAAGACGGTGTCGCTGGGCGCGGCCGTAGGGTTCGTACGCAAGATTGAGGTCAAGGGTGACGACGGCAACGTCGAGGCCACGGCCACCATCCTCGTGACGGACGCCGATGGACGTATCATCTTCAGCGACTCGGGCCTGGACTTCGGGACGGACGACTCCACGTCGAAGCAGACCGAGCAGTCGTACTCAACGGTCGGTCTGGGCATCTACCCCATCGCCGTTGAGGCCGAGCACATCAACCGCGTCGGTACGTCCGACGCTGACATGGGTGGTTCCTACATCCCCGCCGTTTCACCGCTGACGGTGGCGCTGTCGTCCGGCACGGACGGCGACGTGTACCGCGTGCACGTGTTCGTGGAGGTGTAACCATGACCGCCATCCACAAGAGGGAGGTCACGCTGACCATCCCCACGGATGCAAGCGTGACCGCTCCGGCGAGCGCGCGATACGACGAGGAGGAGGTCCGGCTGACCCCGGCCCGCTCCTCGCGCGTCACGCAGCTGACGGGAGTGGAGGTCACGACCCAGATTGGGTCACCGGCCCTCACCATCCGTGAGCTGGATGTGGACGACGACACGGCGGAGACCGGCGAGCCGGGCTACGAGACCGAGACCTATCCCGGTCGGCAGCTGTTCTACGTAGAGCAGCCGGACGAGAAGGTGTACTGGCTCGTCGAGACCGAGAGCCGCGACCTGGCAGTGGACGAGGACGGCGCGGCTGTCTCGGCCCAGTACCGGGCACCCGTCGTGAACACGCAGGAGGTTGTGTGCGAGCTGACCGGCATGCCCGGTGACTCGCTCACGGTCGGCCTCATCTACGAGACCGCTGGCGACCAGAGGTTCTAAGGAGACGACATGGCACATGGTACAGACCAGGCCATCGCGGGTCTCGGGGACGGCAGCGTCATCGGGACCGGCGGTAACGTGGCCGATGCAGACAACAGGCTCGCCGCCCTGGCGAGCATCTTCGACATCGAGGCGTCCGAGGTGGACGTGCTCGACACGGAGGGGTTCTACACCGGAACCGACGTGGAGGCGGCGCTCAACGAAATCGGTGAGTCCATCTCCAGCATCGCGGGCATCATCTCGGAGACCTCCGACGAGGTCCAGACCATCACCCTCTCGTCCTTCGACGAGGGCGACACGGTCAACTTCACCTTCAACGGTCACGAGTCCACTTCGGTGCTGACGGCTGGAGCAGCCGGAGCGGCCACGGCCGCTGCGGTGCGCACCGCGCTCATCAGCGTCTCGGACTTCGCGGACGTGGAGACGGCGGACATCGTGGTGACGGGCACCGGCCCGTACACGGTGACCTTCGGCGGGCGCTACGCCAACACCGACATGGGGGCCATCACGGTCACCTCCGGTACGGGCTCGGCTACGGGTACGGTGGCTGAGACCACCAAGGGAGGGCAGCCTGCCACCCTGGAGACCTACCGCCCTCGGTTCTCGCAAATCACGGCTGACTCAGCCGCGAGGAACGCTACCACCACGCTGGCGGACTCCGGCCTGACGGTCACGCTGCCAGCTGTAGGCACGTACGAGCTGGACGCAGTGGTCATGTACATCACGGCCGCTGCTGCCGACATCAGCTTCAAGTGGGGTGGAACCGCAACGGTCACCGCTACCGTCGGTACGTCCGACATCGTCGCGTACCCGGGCGCGCTGGCTGGCGGGGACGGCTCGACGCCGGGCCTCGGCATCCTGCTCCCGACCTCGTGGACCACGGAGTCTGAGACTCCGTTCGCGAACACGGGTGCACACACGGCAACGCCCGTGTACTTCAAGGGCATCCTCACCGCGACGGCGGTAGGCACCATCAAGCTCCAGTTCACGCAGGGCACCTCGGACGTCTCGGACACCAAGGTAAAGGCGGGGTCCTGGATGAAGGTTCAGAGGGTCGCGTAACGTGGCGACCTACGTCTACGAGTGCGAAACAGGGCACCGTCTCCAGTCCACTGCGCATGGGCTGGAGCGGTGCCCTTCGCACATGGCGCGCCTGTACCGCGACTACCGCGCGGAGAACGTCAGCATGGCCACCGTGCAGCTCCAGAGGGAGCGGGAGCGCGGCGGCTCCAGCGCGGTGCGGGACCTATTCCTGCCCACCGCCAAGGAGCTTGCGGGGCCCGGCGACCCGGACGGGTCGAAGGCCATCCGCGACTGGAACGACAACCACGAGCCGCGCGCGGGCAACAAGCGCCCGATGCGCCCTGAGTCCCCGAAGCAGGTGTTCTGATGGACCTGGCAGACCTACGCCTCGAAGTGCGTGAGCGCGTGAATGAGCTGGTCGCCGACTTCTTCACCGACGACGAGGTGGACCGCGCCATCAACGAGGCCGTGCGTCGATTCTGCGCCGAGGAGAAGTGGCCGTTCCTCCTGACCGAGTGGGAGAGCACACTCGACGCGGACGACCAGGAGCTGACGCTCCCGTCCGATGTGTCCCTCACTCGCGTGTTCAACCTGTCCATCTCCGGCGGCACCCTGAGCATCCCCCGGATGCTGGTGCGGGTAGACGGCAACGAAGGCTTCGCTCTCCGGCACCAGTACAGCCTGACCACCGGCACGCCGCGGTGGTACTACATCTCGCAGTCCAACCAGTCGGCCGACGAGGCACCGCCCGTGACCTACACGGCGAAGCTCATCCCTACGCCAGACTTCGACTACGAGGTGGAGGCGCAGTACATGGCCGTGCCCGTGCTGTTGACCGGGGCGAGCGACGAGCCCATGGTGCCGACCGAGTACCAGGAGGCAATCGCAGCCTGGGCCACCGGCAAGCTCTTCCTGAAGGAGCTGGGCATCAGCCAGAAGGCCAGCGAGCAGTTCTCCATCTACGCCAAGGTCCTGGAGCAGGCGCGCGCAGACCTGCGCTCGTTCAGCCTGGACGAAGTGGTGGCCTGGGGGCGTGAGCACCCCATCACCCACGGGGTGGGGTTCTACGGCGGAGCAGTCCGCCTGCCACCGACCCTCGGGGGGTAACCCGTGACGCTCAGCTTCGTCACCCATGAGCTGGGTGGTTCGTCCTCGAACGTCACCGACGCCACGCTCTCGTTCTCCGAGATTCCTGACCCCCAGGACCTAATCGTCGTCATCGGCGCGTTCGGGGTAAGCCGCAGCGCAAGCGCGCCCTCTGGGTACACGCTCGTGGGGTCGTCGTCATCGGCGGGCGACCTGAACAACTACTGGGAAATGGTGTGCTGGAAGAAGGTCGCCGACGGAACCGAGTCGGCGGTGACCGTAGACCCATCAAGCTCGGGTCCCATCGGCATCCACTACCTCCTGTACCGCCCTCAGGGCACGCTGACGCTGGAGAGCGACGCGGCCCACGTCGGCGAAGGAACGTTCGACTTCCGAAGTGACTTCGACGCCTCAGGCATCGGCTCCCCCGTCGAGCTGTCGTTCACGGCCCACTCTCTGGCCAACGGTGGACTCAGCAGCGTTGACCTCGTGAACATCCTGGCGGTCATCGGCGCCGGGACCAGCACCACCAACATCACCGACACCACTTGGGACGACGGTGCGTTCACCGAGCGGTACTCCGACGAACTGACGTTCTCGGTCGCGTCCAACGGCTTGGTAGACGCGAGCGCCAGGACCTACTGGTGGTTCGGTGACATGCTGAACATCACCGACGAGACCACGGTAGACGCCACTCCCGCACTGTCCGGCGACCCGACCGACACCCTGGAGGTGTTCGGCCGCACCTTCACGATTCCGTACACGGACGTGACGGGCGGCGTGGAGCCGGGAGACATCAACCCCCACAGGTACGCGCAGCGCCGCTTCGCAGGCACCTCGCTGCCATTCGACCTCGTGAACATCCGACTGGGAGGAGAGGCATGACGCGCAAGGCCCGCTTCAACGCGCTACCGCGCGACCTCACCCAGATGAACGAGACGGAGCTGCGAGCGCTCCTGGCGCGCGTCGTCAAGGCTCAGCAGGAGAACAACGACGTTCTGCTCGGGAACCAGTCCGGCGTGGTCGCCGAGTTCAACCGCCTCGCGGCGGACGTGGCGTACATCATGGAGTACCTGGGCGTGGAAACCGACGCGGCCGGGGAGCCCGAGTACGTGGACGGGCCGAGCATCATCCTGGATGACATCGACGACCTCGACCCGGATGTGGCCGAGGAGCTGGCTAGCGGGTCTCTGGGCAGGCGGCCGGTAGCGGTCTACCCATCGGAGGCGCCGCCCCTGATGGCGTTCATCCCGCCGCTCACCGACGCCAGCGAAATCGTCATCACCGACGTAGGCGGGGACTTCACCGCGACGACGGTCGAGGGTGCCCTAGACGAACTTCAGTCGGACCACGAGACCGACGCGCAGAACCTGTCTGACCACATCTCGGACACGGGAGACGCACACGACGCTAGCGCCATCAGCATCCTGGATTCCGCGAACGACTTCACGGCCACCGATGTTGAGGGGGCCCTGGCTGAGCTACAGGCAGACGCAGAGGCCGACGGCACGGCGCTGTCAGACCACCTCGCGGACACGGACGATGCCCATGACGCCTCAGCCATCTCCATCCTGGACGCTGGGGCCGACTTCACGGCTACGACCGTCGAGGGGGCGTTGGACGAGCTTCAGGCGGACAACGAAGCGCACGTCGCAGCGGCAGACCCTCACACGGGCTATCGGCTGGAGTCGGCTGACCACACGCACCAGACCACGGGAGCGCAGGCCGGTCAGCTGACCGTCGCCGCGCTGTCGGACTCGCCCGGCGGCGAGCTGGGCGGGACGTGGGCGTCGCCGACGGTGGACGCGACGCACTCAGGCTCGACGCACTCGGCGGCGACCGACACGCACATCGCCGACAGCAGCGCGGCTCACGCGGCGTCGGCCGTGAGCGCCGACAGCACCACGCTCGTCGGAACAGGCACCGACGTGCAGGCCGTGCTGGAGGAGCTGGACGACGGCATCGCCAACCACCTAGCAGACACCGACGATGCCCACGACGCTAGCGCCATCTCCATCGCCGACGCCGGAAGTGACTTCACGGCGACGACGGTGGAAGGCGCGCTAGACGAGCTTCAGGCCGACAACGAAGCGCACGCGGCGGCGGCCGACCCGCACGCGGGCTACGTACTGGAGTCTCTGGCTGCCGCGAAGGGAGACATCTACGGCGCGTCGGCCGACAACACGCCAGCAATCACTACCGTCGGCACAGACGGACAGATTCTGTACGCCGACTCGGGTCAGACTTCGGGCCTAGCCTGGGACGACCCGCCCGCAGCCAGCGAAGGCGGCGGAGGCGGCGACGGTGTGCCCTACTTCCCGCCGCCACCGGACCCGGGGTTCGGCATGTGGGTACCGCCCAACCAGGAGCAGAGTGCCGTCGTTGACATCCAGGAGTTCACCACGCCTGGGGCCACCACGTGGACGAAGCCACCCGGCGCCGTCTGGGTTCATGTCCTCGCCATCGGCGGGGGCGGAGGCGGCGGTTCCGGCCGCAAGGGAGCCGACGGCTCGGACCGCTTCGGTGGGGGCGGCGGGGCTGGCGGCCAGGTGGCCATCACATGGATTGACGCCGCGGACCTAGGAGCTACCGCAGACGTACAGGTAGGCGCGGGCGGCACGGGTGGGTCCGCCGCAGGCGCGAACGACACGAACGGAAACGCCGGTGACCCCGGCGGCGAGTCCTACCTAGAGGACGACACGGTTTGCTGGGCTGGTGGCGGCGAGGGTGGTAACGCCGGAACCGCAGCCGCTGGTGCTGGAGGCGCCGACGGCGACATCACGGCAGCAACCGGAACGATTGGCGTTCCGGGTGGCGGGGGCGGGTCCTCAGCCACCGGCGGGAGCGCGACGGACGGAGACAGCGGCCCGACCCCCGGCGGCGGCGCCGGTGGCGGCGGAGGCGGAGGCATCTCCAGCGCCGACAACGACCGCGAAGGCGGTAACGGCGGGTCGGTTCTGGGCCAGGTCGGCGGTTCGTTCGGCGCTGATGGTGCCGGTGGGTCGGCCACGGCAGGTACAGCGGGCGACAGCTCGACCGTGTTCCCCGCAGCGGGCGCTGGGGGCGGCGGTGGTGGTGCTGCCAGCACGAACACCTTCAACGCAGGCGCGGGCGGAGCAGGCGGTTCGTACGGCGGTGGCGGTGGTGGAGGAGGTGCTGTCCGAAACGGAGCCGGGCTCGCTAAGGCCGGGGGCAACGGAGGGGGCGGTGTCGTTGTCGTCACCACGTTCCTGTCCGGGCCGCAGGGAGAGCCGGGTCCGCCCGGAGCCGACGGCGTAACGCCTACGGCCGTGGAGTACATGATGTGGGGGAGTGACTGATGGCAGATGTGGCAGTAAACGTCTACGGCCCAGCAGAGCCGAGCACGTCCGACGACACGAGTACGTTCGCTGCGCCGTCGGGAGAGCTAATCATCGTTCGCTCCATCCACGTGTCGAACCCCACGGGGTCGGCGGCCACGTTCACGCTCGCCAAGACCGCGAGCGGCACCAGCGCTAACTGCTTCTTCGAGGCGTTCAGTGTGCCCGCGGGTAACACGTTCGACTGGTCGGGCTTCCTGGTCATCGAGGATGGGGAGACCTGGTACATCAAGCAGGGCACGTCAACCGCCCTGACAGTGACGGCCAGCGGGGTAGAGGTTAGCTGATGCCTAACCAGGCTGACAGCGTTCGGCTGTGGTATCCGGGCAAGAACGCCTACTTCGGTACTGGGCGGCTCTCGGACCCGGTGAACTACTACGGCCCGCGACTGGGCTTCGCAGACGGCCTAAGCGGCAACCCGGACACGTTCGCTGCGTGGGGATGGTGGGACGCCACCGCACTGGGTCTCGGCAACGGGGACGCAGTGACCGCCCTCAACGACACCTCTGGTAACAGCCGTAACCTCTCGAACAGCGGTGCGGTTACCTACGTGACCGGCATCCAGAACAGCCTGGGCGGAATCAACATCGACGCAAGCCGGTACATGACACTAGGCGCTGCTGGCCCGGCTCAGCCGTACACAGTGATGTGGATTGGCAAGCGTGTGGCTGATGCTACAGGAGGTCCGTGGGCCGATGGAGCTGGAACACCCCCGCAGGGTGACTTCACAACCTCTGCTGTGACCGGCGCCGCCGGGGCCACCCTTTCGGCCACACTATCTACATTCGGAGCAGACGACACAGATGTTCACCTGTTCATGTGGGAGTTCAATGGTGCTTCATCCAAGCTTTACCTAGACGCTGAAACCGCCGTAGCCACAGGTAACATGGGCACCACGGCGTTCGCTGCGGACCTACGATTCGGCCACTCTTCGTCGAACGACATCTACATGCAGGAAGCTGCTATCTGGGCCGCCGTGCTAACCACCTCGCAGATTACTGCTCTAGCCACCTACGTCGAGAACAAGTACGCCTTCAGTATCGGGGCGTAAGGAGGACCTATGTCAACCCCGTTCATCGACGGACCCGCGTACGTCACCACCTCGTCCGACGACCTCTACGTCGCCGCGTCATCGCTGGTGTACGCACTGGTCCGTCAGATTCACCTAGTCAACACAGACGCCTCAGCCCGCACGGTCTCCATCTTCTACGGCGCCACGGGCGCTGAGGCTGGAGGCACGGAGCTGCTGAAGGACAAGAGCATCGCGGCAGGGGCGGTGTACGACCTGTACTTCCCCTCGGGCCTGAAGGTCCTGTCCACCACGTTCCTGGTTGGTGACGCCTCTCAGTCGAGCACCATCACCGCCACCATCCTTGGTGAGCTGTACGCGGTCTGATGGTAATCGAGGTAGCCCCGAACCGAATCGAGCTGAGCGACCTGACCGGCGGGTACGCACCCGACCCGGCTCAGGCCGCCATCGCCGTCAACGCGACGCCGAACGTCAACAACATGCTGCCGGAGCCGTGGGGTTCCGAGCTTCGGCTGCGCGCGGGGTTCGCCCGCCTGAGCGCGGGACGCATCGCGCTGACCACTCACTGGCTGCGCCACCTGAACTACTACGAGACCATCGACAGCGGCGCGCGCAAGCGGTACCTCATCGCCGTGCTCACGAACGGCACCGACGCCGCTGCGAACAACATCCGCATCTACGCCTACGACCTCATCGCGGACACGTTCACGCGCATCGACACGGTAGGGCGCTCGTGGGCGAAGGCCAACACGGAGCACTGGTACGCCATCGTAGAGGGCACGTACTACGGCGGCACTCGCGGGGAAGAGGTGTACTCGTGGCACCCGACGAACGGGTGGGATGCCACGGCCACCACGCCGGGCAACAGCCTGGGTACGTGGGTGGACTCACTGAACCCCGGCGGCAGTGAAATCGCGCGCGACTACGCCTTCAAGAAGGGCCAGGTCGTGCTGTACGGCGGCGCCTACTACAAGGCCGGACGGGACATCCGGTACAAGACCTGGGAGAGCGGCCAGGAATACACGCGCGGTGAGAAGGTCAGCCGTAAGATTGACGAAGGCACGGGTGACACGTACTGGCACAGCTACGAGTGCACCAAGGGCCACACAGCGGCCTCCGCGACCGCGCCGGGAACCGGCGCAGACTACGCAGCCAAGTGGAAGAAGGTCCGACTCCAGAACATCCTCGACGACGACTCTGACCTAACCAACGACTGGTTCTACCAGCCGGTCGCGGCCAAGGCCAGCGTAGGCGCGTACCATGGCAACCGCATGTGGGTACGCCGGGACGACAACGATAACTGGGCGCGACTCCAGTACAGCGCCCCGGCCAAGCCCGAGCGCGACGCGCTCATCGCCGACCTGGACTTCGACCCCACCGACTGGGCCGCGGTGGACGACAACGAGGGCGACGGTGGCGGCTGGCTGACCATCCCCTTCTCGGGCAAGGGCGACGCCATCCGCGCGCTGTACTCGCTCGGCAACTACCTCATCATCGCTGGCCGTTGGCAGAGCTACGTCCTCTCCGGCCTGAACGAGAGCACGTGGACGCTTCGCAAGCTGGGGAACTACGGCGCCACGTCGGTGCAGTCCATCACAGAGCTGGACGGCCTCGTGTACATGCTCGGGCGCCATGGTGTCCTGGCCATGACCGATGGCACGGCCATCCAGGAAGTGCCCGGCATGGAGAAGATTCGGAAGTACCTCAAGAACCAGCTGGACCTGGTGCTGGAGGCCAGTACCCCGTCCTCGGGCGAGAACTGGTTCCCCACCCTGTCGTCCCACGACGGCCGCATCTTCATCTCCCTCCCGCAAGGCGACGCGCCGAGCAGCAGCACGACGCTCGTGTACGACCCACGTACCCAGAGCTGGTGGTCGCTGGACATCCCCATCTTGGACATGGCCACGGGTGAGGCCGGAGGCACGGAGAAGCTGTGGTTCTCCACGACCCAGCACGCTACGGGCTCGCAGAACCCGACGGCCTTCCTGTACCAGGACGACCCCGGGAACGAGGTCTACACCGACGACGACTGGCAGGGCGTGAGCGGCACGCCGTCCACCAGCGACATCGCTTGGGTTCACAAGAGCGCCTGGTTCCAGTACGGCACCACGAGGAACGAGCGGCGCCTGCGGAAGGCGTGGGTGCTCATCGCGGGCGAAGAGGACGACACGGTCGCAGTAACCATGTATCGTAACTTCGTCTCGTCCGCGCGCACCACCGTGACGCGCACGCTCCTAGGCACGAACGACTACGAGGCGGAGTTCATCGAGGGTGTCGTAGGGCAGGGAGACGGGACCACGTACGCCACGGCCATCCAGGTGGCCGGGTCGGCGAACGACCGCATCTCGCTCCACGGCTACGGCGTGGACACCGAGCCGGTACGCTCCGGCCGCTTCCACCGATGAACATCACGCAGGCGCAGAAGCTGGGGAACCGGCTGAGCCGCCAGCTCTCCGGCATCCTCGGGGTGCAGCCCCAACGGGTGTCGTTCTCCTGGGACCCCGCGACGGCCATCGCGCAGTCAAGCGCGCAGACCCAGAGCGTTGGGCTGAACCGGCAGTACATCCAGAACGCCAGCCGCCGCGAGGTGGCCGGAGTCATCGCTCACGAGCTGGGCCACGTGTACGACCCGCGGGCCAACAACCCAGGGTCGGCGAAGCGCACGGAGGCGTTCGGCGACGCCGCCCGGCTCGCGCTCACAGGACAGACGAAGGACTGGCAGGCCAGTCCAGAGGCGCGCGCCATCGCGCAGAAGAAGGGATGGGACATGGGCGTCGAAGGACCGAGCCTACCGGGCCTCGGCAAGCACGGTGGCCGGATGCGGAACACGTTCGCCAACGTGCTGTCGAAGAACAAGGTGGACTACACCAACAAGGGTGGCGCTCAGGCGCTCCCGTCGCTGTCCCCCGCCTCGACGGCGAACTACTACGGCCAGCTCGCTGGCCTGTACGCCGGGTACCAGTCTCAAATCACGGCGCTCCGCAACCAGCGTGTCGGCCTGCGGGCCGACTTCCACGAGGCGGTGACGGGTGCACGCGGCGAGAAGCTGGCGGGGCTCGCCGCCGTGGAGAACCAGTCCATCGAGCGCGGAGTGCTCGGGTCGAGCGCGGACCTACAGGAGCGCTCGGACGTGCGCGGCACGGCCGAGGCGCAGATTCGCGCCGCCGAGCGTGCACGCCTAGAGGGCGTCGCAGCCAACCGCCTGTCCCAGCAGCAGGCCGGGCTGGACTACTACATGGGAGCGCAGGGCCTGGAGGCCCAGAAGCTCGCCGAGCAGCAGCAGCTGCTCGCGCAGCAGCTCCAGCAGAACAGCATCATCTCCGGCCAGGAGAGCCAGATGGACGTGCTGAAGGCCATCTACGAGAGCCTGAGCGGCGGAGGCGGAGGACGCGGTCCGGGCGGCGGAGGCGGGCCCGTTCCTCCCTCCACGGGGCTACCCATCCCACGTCAGTACCTGCCTAACCGCATGCTCAACGCGCAGGTCCGCTACGGCCTCAGGCCGGGAGGTGCATGATGGCCAAGACGACGCCGGGGCTCCAGCAGGCGCTGAAGAGCGTCCGCCAGCTGGGCCGTCAGATGACACGTGAGAACAACGCCGACTACAAGGTGGCGCTGTCCGCGAGCGCCGCAGGCCAGGCCAACCTCGCCAAGCAGACGCAGCGCCTCACACGCGGCCTCGTACTAGGCCAGCGCCAGAACGTGCTGGCAGTGAAGAGCCTCGCGCACCGGGCGCGCGCGGGCGTGGCCGAGACGGCCGAGCGCCAGCAGGACACGGTGCAGCGCTACGGCGCCGCGCTGGGCGCGAGCGTGGGCAAGAGCTACGCCGAGGCACGCCAGTCGGCGGAGTCCTCAGCTCGCACCACCATCGCAGCCAGCCGCGCCGCGGGCCGACAGAAGGCCATCGCAGGCACGGTGGCGGGCATCGCAGCGCAGGGCGTCGCGGCCCAGCAGGCCGCCGCCGAGTACAGCCTGAACCAGGCGCTCATGGCGCGCAACGCCGTCAGCGCGGAAACCCTGGCAGGGCTCACCGGCCAGCTCTACCAGACGGCCATGGAGTACAACCAGCAGTGGGAGATGTGGAAGAAGCAGCAGAACTACGCCCTGAAGCAGGCCAAGAAGCAGGAGGACAAGGCCGCGCTGGGCATCGCCTCGGTGCTGCCCGAGCTGGCTCCGCAAATCGGACTGGAGGCGTACCGCGCTCTGGACGACGCAGAGGACATCAACGCCGTCAACATCACCGAGCTGACGAGTCAGTGGGCAACGAGCATGGGATACGACCCGGCGGGGTCCGAGGCTGGACTGTACGCAGCCACGCTTCGCAACCTGCTGGCACAGGGCCGTGACCCCACACAGTACGACACCAACGCTGCCCTTCAGGCGTCCATCAACCAGCTGTTCGGCCGCACCAAGGGCTGGGACGAGGCGTACGGCGCGGCCGTGCGCTCATCGGTCGATGCTGGGACGACGACCGCGTTCACGAGTTTCTTCGGCGCCACGCAGGACCAGTCCGGTGGCGGGGAGGTGGGTAACTACCCGCAGTCGGACCCGGGCGTACTGCCGGGTGGGTCGCAGACCGCCAACATGCGAGCCATGCTGAAGGACGCCAAGGACCGCGGGTTCTCCCGCGAAGAGGTTCTAGGCCAGCTTGGGTTCCAGGGTCTACAGGGGTTCACCAAGGCACAGGTTGACACGCTGCTGCGCGAAGCAGGATTCTAAGGGAGGACATAGATGCAGGGACCGCTCAGTGCGGTGATGCAGGAAACGGACCAGAGCAACCCTCTGGCCTACGCACCAGCTCCGCTGTTCGGGCTAACGCAGAACGACCGTGCCGTGCAGGCTGTGGTGCCGGGAGCAAGGGGAACGTCCACCGCGTTCACCGCTCCCGCCCCGGCGTTCGGCACGTCCTCAGCCCTGGCAGCTCTGACCGACAACGCCATCACGGACGACCCGTCGCAGTGGACGCCGGAGGAGGCAGCGGCCCAGACCGACCGCGCCCTGGCGCGCATCGCCACGGCCAACCCGGAGCTGGCGCAGTCGCTCGCCGCCGAGCGCGGCAAGAGCGAGGGTGAGGACCTGCCCTGGTACAAGGACATCCTGAAGGGGGTCGGGGACTTCCTCCACGCCACCAAGCTAGACGTGGCGTTCGAGGTGCTGTCCCGCCCCAGCCACATCCTGCCCGAGGTCATCCACGACTGGGGCAAGCAGGACGTGTGGACCAACATCGGGGAGGCCCTGACGGGCAAGTCCACGGTGTCGTGGGACGACGTGCTTGCCGACAACCTGGGCATGGAGAGGAACATCTTCACGTCCATCCTGGGGTTCGCTGGCGACGTGGCCACTGACCCGCTGACGTACCTGACGTTCGGCACCGGCGGCCTAGGCCGCGCAGCCAGCTCGAAGGCGGTCACGGAGGCAGGGCTGGTCTCGGTCCTGGAGCGCGGCACCATCCAGACCTCCAAGGGTCTGTCGGACCTCAACCCGCTCATCTCCCTGGTCCAGTCGCGCCTCCCCGAGGGCTACCGCACCATGGACGACGTGGCCCGCGCCCTCCTGGGCGAGGCCGACATCGGCAAGAAGCTGACCGAGCGCGCTAGCGCCGGGCTCGTCGCGCGCACGCGCGCCCACCTGGGCATGGTGCACCCGGACGCCCGCGCAGGCGCGCTCTTCAGCATCAACGAGCGCGCGACGACGCTGGGCCTCCAGGAGGTCCTGAGCCTGAGCGACAACCTGTTCCGCCAGGCATCGACCGGCGGCTGGCAGCGCGTGACGGCCGACGCCGCGCGCACGCTGGGCGTCGAGAAGGGCGCCGTGGACGACGTGCTCCGCGGCTGGGTGTCAGAGGGCACGGGCGTCGGCGTAGGCCGAGCCGCGTACCAGAAGGGCAAGGAGGCCGCTGCCGGACTGGGCGGGTGGCGCTTCCGCTTCTCCATCCCAGGCTTCGACGTGCGCGCCGCAGGCATGCGGCTGCCGTTCATCCCGAAGCGCCTCGACTTCTCCATGGGGCGCCGCATGTTCGCAGGCATCTCCGGCCAGGTCAGGCTGATGAAGATGGTCGGGGACAGCTCGGCCACCATGGAGGACATGCGCATCTTCTGGGAGGAGGGCTTCAGCGCCCTAAAGAAGAAGAGCCCGCGGGTGGCGGAGCAGCTGGGTCGTGGCACACGCGGCCTGTTCTACACCACCTCCGAGGGCCTGGGCAAGGCCACGTCGAAGTTCAGCGCGCACTCTCAGGTGCTGCGCGGCGGCGGCCTGGCCGCCAAGGTTGCGGCCGACGCGGCTGTCGTCGGACGCCACATCAAGCAGCAGGTCGGCGACAGCATGCAGACCGTCATCCTGAAGGACGGCACGTACCTCACGCCCGACGAGGCGCTGAAGCGCGTCGTGCAGGGCACCCAGCGCGCCAACGAGCTGGGCGCCGATGCTACCGGCCGTCTGACCGACGACCTCAACGAGTTCCGCGTCCTGGTCCCGGACCCGGGCGTGTCCGCCGCTGAGCACTACGACCCTCTCATCAAGGAGGTCATCGAGGCCAACGCGGGGAAGGGCAACCTGCCGACAATCGGAGGGGCCGTCAACCCCTCGTACTCAGAGAACTTCGACGACACCCTGCACCTCCTGCGCAAGCGCAAGAAGCGCGCCGAGGAGCTGGAGAAGAGTATCGACGAGATGACCGGCGACCCTGACCACGCGGACCTGTGGCGCTCCATCGCCACCAACCGCGACTTCGAGGAGATGAACGCCAACATCATCCCGGACGAGGCCAGCGACACGGTCGCGGCCATCAACGACGTGAACCCCGCCGACCGCGCCCGCCACGGGTCGGTCGAGACCTACCGCTCGGACACCGTCCCGACCGGCGGCGACATCGGGGTGGAGACCCTGACCGCTGCTGAGGTGGCGCCGGGCGTGTGGCTGCACGGCACCCAGGTGTCCCTGCGCGAGGAGGGCGTGGAGTACATCAGCAAGGCCGAGCTGGACGAGCTGGTACGCGACGCGAGCGGAGGCGTAGGCGCCATCGGCATGTTCGCTGGCACGGTGCCCGAGGGCTCGCTGGGGTACAAGCTCATGGAGGCCCAGGCCGGACGCCTGGACAAGGCGTTCGAGGGCCTGAGCGCGGCGGAGGCCGAGGAGGCCACGCAGATGCTGGCCCGCCTGCGCAGCGACAAGGGCGTCATCGGCGCCGCACGCGCCCCGGCCGTCGAGGCGGGCGAGGAGGCTACGAGGTCCCCCGCGCAGAAGATGATGGACGACCTGGTGGCCAGCATGGAGGTGACCGAGGCTGCCGAGTCCCGTCGCCTCGTGGTCCTGTCCCCGGAGGAGTCCCGCCAGCTGAGCGACCCGGACATCGCCCTGATGGGTCCACGCAACGACTACGTCCAGGACCTGCGCGCTGCGCCCGCGGAGGGCGGGGCGACGGAGGCCACGGAGGCCGTCAACCGCGTGACCGAAATCCAGGGCGAGTACCAGGAGCTGCTGCGTCGCCTGCACGAGGGCGAGGAGTGGCCGGACGACATCGCCGACGACGTGCGGGAGAACGTCGAGAACATCCTGCTGGAGGAGGGCACGTACGGCGACCAGCTCGGCCGCCTGACCAGCCGTATCCTCCAGAGCGAGGGCTACACGGGCGTCAAGACCATCACCGACGAGGGCACCTTCGTCACGGTGTTCGCCAACGACGCTGGCCAGATTCCGCTGGCGCGTGTGAACCCCCGCGCCGCCCGCGCCCTGGACATCGGGGGCTCGCAGCTGCGCGCCGTGACCGACGGGGCGCGCGAGTCCATCCTGGGCAAGCACGGCGACAGCGGCAACAACATCATGTCGCGCATCGCGCGCTCCACGCGCAACGACCCGCGCCCGGTGGCCGAGGCCAAGGCCCGTGCCATCCTGGCGGAGCACAGCATCACTCTCCGTGAGACCATCCCGTACTACGAAACGGACCCGGTGAAGGTGCTGCGCTCGGTTACGGACGAGACGGCGCGCAAGGTGACGAAGCGCTACCTGGGCGACGCCGCCCGCGAGGCCGAGAGCCTGGGCCTGACGCGGGGCGCGTTCGGTGAGGGAGCCGCCGGTATCGGCCGGTACCAGTTCGTACTCAACGAGACCAGCCTGAAGGTCGTAGAGAAGATGACGGCCGAGGAGAAGAAGGCCGCGAAGGTCGTGACGCGCCTGGCCGACAAGCAGATTCCCACCATGACCCGTGAGTACAACCAGCTGGCGGAGGTGGCCGAGGAGGCCAGCGCCGCGCTGGACGACCTCATCGAGTACGGCGACGCACGCACGGCTGGCATCCTGACCACCATCGCCCGCCGCGCCGAAGAGAAGAAGTATATGTTCGACCCGGAGCTGATTGAGCGCACCATGGCTCGCAGCACAGAGGACCTGCGCCTGGCCGACGAGGCCGTGGTCGGGCCGGTACAGGCCAGCGGCGTCACCGACCGGCCGCACATCCTGTGGCGCGGAGAGAACCCCAGCATCCCGCGCAAGAACGACGGGACGCAGGAGTGGTACAAGGCCATGTTCACCTCCCACGACGAGGAGGTGGCTGCCCGCTACGCTGGAACGCGCGGCAAGAACCAGCGCTGGGAGCTGAAGCCGGGGGCCAACGTCCTGGTTGAGGGCTCGCCGGAGTTCGACGAGCTGATGCCGAACTGGCTGGACGACACCCGCGCGGAGACCCTGGACGAGCTTGTCATCAAGGCCAAGAAGGCGGGCTACGACGCCATCCAGATGACTGACCAGGACGGGCTGGGCACCGCCGTCCTGAATCGCCAGATGGTTCGCTCGCTGCGCGACGCCGACGATGTCGGCGAAATCGTGAAGGTGGGCGAGAACATCTGGAGGCAGTCTTTCATCCGTCCGGGCGGCACGCCGGTGCTGGTGAACAAGTTCATGTACGGGGTGCGCGACGCCGACGGCCACCTGACCGTCGTCGGAGAGCGCGAAATCCAACAGGTCCTGGTGAAGAACCAGGCCGGGGAGTGGGTCGCCGACGAGACGGCGCCGTGGGTCGTGGGTCACGCCATGACCGCGCCGGAGTTCCGCGTGAAGCCGCCCCGCGGCCAGCTCACCATCGGCGACCAGCTGCTGGACAAGCACTGGGCCGAGAAGGGCGTGGACACCCACGAGAAGATGGCCGAGAACATCGAGCTTCAGACCTTCTCGGGCAGCGGCGGCGCCCTGAACCAGCGCGCCGTTGAGCGCAACGCCAAGCGCCTCCTGGCCGACGCCAGGAAGCGCTCCGGCCGACTGGGCGAAGAGGCTAAGCAGGCCAAGGCACGCCTGGACCGCGGCCTCATCCAGCTCCAGGAGGCCACGAACGAGATGAACCGCCTGACCGCGCGCACCCAGAGCGAGCGCGCGCCGGTGCTGACGGCCATGGTCCCGGCCGAGAACGCGCTGAACATGGAGGGCATGTCCAAGCTGAGCATCCCGGGCTTCGAGGGCTTCGCCATGCCAGCGTTCATGGCCGAGGAGTTCGAGCGCGCCATCCGCGGGTACCCCAAGCTGGACGGTGTGCACGCCGCCTTCCGCACCTTCAACGGGTGGTGGAAGAGCATGGCCACGTGGCTCATGCCTGGGTTCCACATCCGAAACTTCCAGGGCGCTTGGTTCAACAACTGGCTGGGAGGTGTGGGCATCCGCGACTACATCACCGCCGGTCGCATCAGGATGGCCGAGCGCGAGCTGTCCAAGAACCAGGGGGCCAAGTGGTCCACCATGCGCATCATCGACAAGGACGTTGACCTGGCCGAAGCCCTGCACCTGGGCGAGCCGGGCGGGTTCCTGATGGGCAAGCCCATCGACGAGCTGACGTACGGCGACCTCGCTTCGCTGTCCGGCGGCCTGAACGTCACAGCCTCCAACGGCCGCCTGTTCGCTGAAGCACAGCTTACGGTTGAGGCCGCGGAGAAGCGGTACAAGGGAGGGAAGGGCTATCTCGGCAGGCTCCCGAGTCCGTACACTAAGGCCATGCGAGGGGCGGGGACGATGACCGAGAACATCTTCCGTACGGCCGCCCTGGTTCGTGGCATGCGAGACGGCCGGAGCATCATCGAGAGCCGCGCGTTCACGATGATGCGCCACGGCGACTACGAGGACATGACGGACTGGGAGTACACGTTCGTGCGCGACCTGCTGCCGTTCTACAAGTGGATGCGCACCAACACCCCGCTCCAGATTCACCAGCTGCTGGAGTCCCCGGGCAAGCTGCTCGCGGTCGAGAAGGCGCAGCGCGCCGTGTTCACCGCGTACGGCAAGGACTGGGACGAGGAGCGTCGGAAGATGCCGGAGTGGATGCAGGAGTCCTTCGTCATCCCCAAGGACTTCGGTCCCGACGGCGCGTTCAACGCCGTGATGCTGGACCTCCCGATGTCGGACCTGTTCATGTCCGGCCGGGAGTTCATCAGCTCCTTCCTCCCGACGGTGCGGCCGTTCCTGGAGAGCTACGTGTTCGAGAAGCAGACGTTCTCGGGGGCGCCCATCGAGGGCAAGCCGGTCCCGATGAACCCGCTGTTCTCGCCCATCGCTGGCATCCTCGACGCCGTGGGCCTGGTGGAGCAGGGACCCGACGGGGCGTTCATGTCCGACAAGACGCAGAACCTGCTCGGCATCATCCCGCTGTACTCGCGCTTCAAGAACTTCATCTACGAGGACCCGGACAGGGTCAAGCAGCGCGGCAACATCCTGTGGTCCGCCGTCGGCGGCATCGGGCTGCGCCCGGTGGACACCGAGACGATGGCCGACACGGAGCTGGACTTCTACTACAACCAGGTGCTGCCCGCAGTGGAGTACCTGAAGGGCATCGGCTACAAGCTGCCGACCACGGCTGAGCTGGCCGACGCAGGGAGGACGAGCGACATGGTACTAGCGAACCTTGGTATCACGCCCGGGGTGGCGGCATGACCGCGCGCATCCCGGAGTCCGCTGACGTAGTCAAGTGGCAGCGGGACACGACCAACGGCCGCATCCCCCGCAACCTACTGGACGAGGTGGGCATGTTCGACATCGACCTGGGCGCGACCGGCCTCATGTACCCACCCGCCGCCGTCGCGTTCAAGGCGATGGTGGCCGACGCCAAGGACGACGGGGTCACCCTGTCGGCCCGCCGGTTCTACCGCACCATCGAGGACCAGAACGAGAAGTGGGCTGCGTACGTGGCGCGAGGCAAGACGCCGCCGGTCGTGGCGGCGCCGGGCACCAGCAACCACGGCGAGGCCCTGGCGCTGGACTTCATGATTGACAGCTTCGCCAGCGCCGCGTACAAGTGGCTAGCGCAGCACGGAGCGAAGTACCGATTCGACAACAACGACGCACCAAGCGAGCCCTGGCACTGGACCTACCGGGGAGGATACGAGGGAGACGACATGACGCCAGAGGAGAAGGAGCGCCTGAAGGCCGTGGAGCGATTCGTCGAAGCGGTGGTCAACGAGCTGAAGGCCAACGGCGACGCCGCCGCTGGTGCTCGCGTTGGCAAGGCGACCAAGAAGGTGGAGGCTGGGGACGGTCCGTTCGCGGTACCGGCTCACGTCCACACGGTGACGGGCAAGGCCGAGTGACATGGAGCTGGGAGCACTTGCTGCCATCCTCGCCGCGCTTGGCGGCGTCATCAAGCTAGTGCTCGATGCTATGGGAAAGCAGACCGACAAGCACATCGCCGCCATGCGAGAGCAGGAGCTGCGGCAGGAGAAGTTCCTGGGCAACCACATGAGCGGCAACACCGCTGCGCTGGCCGCACTGGTGGAGGTCGTGAGTGAGCTAGTGGAGGCCGTCCATGCAAGCGACGACGTGGAGTGAACGATGGAAGAACGCCTTCGTCTACGGGCTCGTGGCTACGGTCATGGTGCTCGGTAGCGCGTCGGTTCTTGCGGCGTACTTCGGCGACGCCACTGACAGGCTGGTCCAAGTGGCAGTCGATGAAGCCACCCACACGCGGCTCCTAGTGTGTGGCATCCTCATCAACGCGGAGAGCCGCGACATCCGAGAGGCGGTCCGGCTGTACTGCCCTGAGCTGACGCTGCCGGAGCGAGAGGTGACGCCATGAGCGTGAAGGGCTTCAACAGGGACGGTCGCAGGAACGGGTTCAGCAGGTGGAGCGACATCCTAGGCTACTTCGTCATCATCGCGGTGATGGTGGCGGGGTTCGCGTACGTGAACGCCAGCCGACAGGAGGCCACCGACCAGGGTCGCCGCATCCTGTGCACAGGCATCATCGCCAACACCAGCAGCTCCGCGCGCGACGACTCGTTCGTCATCAAGGCGTGCGGGGATGTCGGTGTGTACCGGGCGGACTTCCCGCCCACCGTCAAGCCCTAAAGGGGGGTAGCATGACAGTAAAGGACGCATTCGTACGTAGCGCCCGTACGGCGCTACAGGCGTTCGTCGGCCTGGCCATCATCGGCCCGGTCGCCAGCGTGGGAGACATCAAGGGCACCGCTGTGACGTTCGGCTACGCCGCGTTCGCCGCGCTGTGCATCGGCGTGGTCGCGTTCGCGCAGAACCTGGCCGAGGACAACACGGCGTTCCAGCTGCCCAAGTAACCTACCCGTTCCTCCCCGGGTAGCAGAAAGCCCGCCCCCACAAAGGGGCGGGCTTTCGTTTGCCTACAGCGTTGGGTTACAGCTGGGTGTCGAAGGTCAAGGTGATGGGACCCTTGCCCTTCAGGCGCGACCAGGTCTCGACGTTGAGACCCAGGCCGGACACCCGGAGCACCGTGCCACGACCAGGCTTGGCCGCGTAGCGGACGGCGCAGCTGCCCTCGGGTCCGTCGATGACGGCCTTCAGGTAGCCAGGCGCCCGCGTGATGCGGACCTTCACGTCGTCACCGACGTAGCCGGTCAGCACGCAGGAGAACGGAGCGCCAGGCACCCCGCGCTGCATGTTGGACCGGACGTTGATGACGCCCTCGGTCCGCTGGCGGCACTCGCCTTCGACGGCGAACTGCTTGGAGCTGGTGGCCTCCACCGACCCGTTCGGGTAGAAGATGGTGGCCGTCACCGTGCCGGACTTGGCGCTACCGCTGAACGGCACCGTCACGTTGTGGCTCTGGCCCGGCTCCGTGATGGTGCCGGTGTCGAACCCCGGGGCGGTGACCCGGTACTTGTGGTTGTCGAACACGTTGAGCACAGCGCTGCCGCTGTACCCCTCGCAGTCCGCCTCGACCGACACGCTCACCACGTGATGCGCGAGAGCCGGTGCGGCGCCTGCGAGCAGCATGCTGGCCGATAGGGCCAGCGCTGTCAGGAGCCTCTTCATACGTCGTCCTTTCCCTGTCCGTAGTACGGGGCGGTGTCCGCCTCGTCCTGTCCCTCGGCCTCCTCAGCCAGCGCCTGAGCCCGAGAAATCTGCTCGGCCTCCTCGGCACTGATGTCCTCCAGGTCCTCGGCTTCCACCTTCTGCACCTCCGTGATGCCCACGTAGAAGTGCAGCCCATCGACCGACAGGACGGCGGCGGCTTGCGCTCCGTCATCACCAAGCGGGTCGATGGCCTCCAGGTCCTGACCGAGGCCAGCGGCGAGACGGTCCAGGAGGCGCTGCGGGCTGGCTGTCATCGGATGATGCCCAGCAGGGCGAGCGCCCGCTTGGCCGTGATGCGGCCGGGGCCCTTGGGTCCGCCGACGCGCGTGCGCGGCTCAACCGTCTGGAGCATCGTGATGAAGTCGGCCTTCGTCAGGCCCTTCCACTCGGTGTCCAGCGACTTCTTCAGCTCGGTGTACGTCACAGCTTTCCTCCTTCAAGACCAGCAACGCCGGTCCACCACTCGGGGTCGGCCTTCTTCATCTCTGCCACGATGGCGCGCCGGAAGGCCCGGTTGGGCGGCGTGCTATCGTCGATGCGCCGGGTCGGGATGGTCACCAGTTCCTTGGCAATCATCTCGGACACCCGGCGCCGCGTGTAGCGGTCCTGGCTCCAGATGAACAGCAGCTCGGGCTGCTGCATCATCCAGCCGTGGAGCTTGTCGAACAGGCGCTCGACGGCAAGCTCCGCCTCAGCCTCGGACCCAGCCTCAGTGTACTTCGCCATCGGCTAGCCTCTCGTATCGGTCGAGGTCGATGCCCTTCAGCATCTTCCGCATCTGGTCGCTGTGTCGCGCGGCGAACGTGCTGTCCGGCCGCGCCTCCTTCGCCTCGCGCTTCTCGCGCAGGCGGGCAGCGTGGATGTGTCGCTTCGTGTTGAGCCTGAGCTTAGTCAAGAGCGGGGTCCTCCCAGAAGGGGGTCGTGATGGAGATTGCCGAAGGGTCAAGAGCGTGCACCACGGTCTGGCGCGCCAGCTCGCGCAGCTCCTCGACGCCCTGGTCGTTCAGGAGGGTACGGCTGGTGGGCAGGTACTGGATGTGCTGCTCGCTCGCGTGCCACAGCCCGATGCCGTTGTCGAAGCCGGGGCGCGACACGAGCCATACCTCTCCGCCCTCGTTGTGGACCCAGGCGGCCTCGTTGGGGAAGCGCACATCCGAGATGACCACGTTGTCCTGCTTCATCTTCAGGGCCGCAGCTGCAACCCACACGTCCTCGCCAAGGACCTGACGGGCCCGTGTGCCCACCTCCTGGTACAGGCGCCGCACCTCGGCCAGCTCCGTCTTGGCGCGCTCGGGACCCAGGTCCTGTAGCACCTGCGACAGGCGCACGGCCTTGTCCTCTTCGTCTTGCCCGACGTACGGGTTCACCTTCAGCGTCAGCTCCTTCAGCGCGTCGGCGAACGCCACCCGCTGGAAGCCGTACTCGTGCACCAGGACGGCGGCCACGGTGTCCTTCCCGTGCTGCGCGTACCCGGTGAGTCCGATGATGGTCAAGCCTCCACCTCCTCCATCAGGGCCACGGTGTCCATGACACCCTGCCAGTCGAACGCGCGGACGGTGCGCTCGCCCAGGTCCACGTCCCGGTTCCAGGGCTGGTCGAACAGGATGCCCAGCCGGTCCTCGGCCGAGTCCACCCACCCCTGGATGTTCGAGAGCTTGTCGTCCACCAGGATGTCGGCCTGGCTCACGCTGTGCTTCGGGTTCTCCAGGTCCACGATGGTGACCTGGTTGAACGGCACCCGCCAGCGGCCCAGCCAGCGCCAGACCATGGGCTCCGCCCACTCCGGCTTGCTGGTCAGGCACTCCACCCAGTGGCCCTTCGAGCGCAGCGCGTGGACCCCGCCGACGGCGCCGGGGACCGCGGGGAACGTGGCCCACAGCCAGTCCCTCTCGCGCAGCCAGTGCCACCAGTCCTTGTACCCGTACTCCGTCCACGGCAGGGCCGTGTGGAAATCCCATGTCTCGCCGGGGATGAACAGACCGAACTCCCGGTACATCGCGTCGATGTTCCCCTTGGTGAACTCCAAGGTCACGTCGTCAAGGTCGATGGCGATGCTGAGCTGGTCCACTCTTCCTCCGCTTCCTTCTCGGTCAGGGTCATGCTGTCGTCGTTCGACAGCAGCTCGACGCCTCGCTCCTCGGTCAGCGTGCCGGGGCGGTTCTTCAGCAGCTGGAGGAACGTGCTGTGCTCGTACTTCTTGGCGCGGTTCCGGGCGGCGAAGTAGTCCTCGTCGTCGAACCTGTCGCCGAGCACCGTCTTGGCCACGTCGATGGACATGGCCGCGAGCGGGTCCTTGCTCGGGCGGTACGTGCCGAGCACGATGTCGGCACTGTCCTCGCCCCCGTACATCAGCTGGGCCAGGGTCATCGGGATGTGCCCCGCGTTCCGGCTGTTCTGGCCGCCGTGTTCATCGTTCCGGTTGAGCTGATGGAGCGCGACCACCGTCACCTGGTTCTCCGTGCTCCAGATTTGCAGCTCTTCGACCAGCTGCGGGATGCGGCTGTTGTCGCCGTACCCGTAGCTGCCCCTCCGTGACATCAGCTTCACGTAGTCGATGAACACCACCGCCGGGGGCAGCGCGTAGCTGCTGACCGGAGAGAGCAGGGCGTCCAGATGGGACGGTGCCGGTCGCTTGCCGCCGTACACCTGGACGTACGGCCGGGCAAGGGACTTGTACTCCTCCCGCAGCTCTAGGCCCTGCTCGTCGTCCCACCTGCCCTCAATCCATTCCTGCGACCGGCCGGACCAGGCGGACATGACCTTCAGTACGTACTGCCACGGCTGCTCGTCCAGCCCTAGAAGAGCCACGGGGATTTCGGCCTTCGCCATGCTCGCCACCATGTTCACTGTCACGGTGGTCTTGCGGGTTCCCGTGCGGCCTCCCATCAGGACGAGGTTGCCGGGCAGAAGGCCACCCCGACGGAGCAGCGAGTCGATGCCCGCGAACCCAGTCGGGATGGCCCGGCGCTCGTCGTGCACACTGTCGGAGACCAGCTCAACCTGCTGCTCCGCAGTGTACAGGGTTACGCCGTCGGACATCACTCGTACGAGATGCCCTCTGCGTCAGCGATGACGCGAGCACGTGTGCCCACGAAATCGTTGTTGTTGTTCGACCCGGCCAGCCAGGAGATGTAGTCCCTACCGGACTTTTCCCCATCGCCGTAGCCGTAGTCATCGAAGCACTCGTCAACCGACAGGTTGAGGATGGTCTCCAAGGTCTCACCCTTGAAGGCACCCCACGACAGGTCGAGCGAGAGCGCGTCCTTCAGAGCCGGGGCCTTGCCCCCGCCCTTGCTGCCGCCGCCGGTCTTGGCCGAGCGGCTGGCGCCGTTCGACTTCGCCTTGGGCGTGGAGCCGTTGTCCGCTGCCGCGAAGGCCGCGTTGTCAGCGTCCACGACGGCCGACAGGTCAGCGAACAGCTGCTCGCGCAGACTGTTGAACGCCACCACGGCCTCGTCGATGCTGTTGAAGCGGTCCGCGAATGCGGCGACCACGGTGGCCGAAGCGTTTGCCGCTGTCTGGGCCGACCCGGTCTTGTCCTTTACGAACGCCATGCGTCCTCTCCTTTCGGGGGGAATCCTCTTTCCCCTCCACAATAGTAGGTTATGTCAGGGTCTATTCTTCATCTTCGTACAACGCCGTACCCATATCCAGTGCGGCGTAGAGCATCCCGGTCCGAGTCCAGTTTGGCAGCTCGGGGGACACCTCGTGATGCAGGCACACGGTGCCGTCCTCCTCCACGCTTTCGTACACCAGCACCCACGCCGTGCAAACCTCGCCCGCTCGGGACAGGGCCTGCTCGACGGTCTGCTGAACGTCGCTGCTGTAGCTCACTCGTTCTCCCACACGTACCCGCCGGGCAGGGTCCGCGCGGTGCACGTCGGCAGCTTGCACAGCGGGGGGCCGGGGCACACCCAGGTGGCCGGGCCACCGAACACGTGCTCGAAGGTGTACGTCTCGCCGTCGTCCGGGTTGGTCCACGGCTCGGGCCACTCGGGGTACGCGGCGAACGCCGCCTCCATCAGGTGGAGCCGGGCGCGCATGCCGCCCTTCGCCCGCATCTTGTCGTCGTACCCCGCCAGCACCTGCTCGTCGTTCCATACGTACGGCCGGTTGACTTCCCGCTCGTGACCCGCAGGCGTGACGATGATTTGCTTGGCGTTGTACTGGATGACCTTCGGCCCCTTCGGCGCCAGGTACACGATGGCCACGCCGGTGGCGCGCTCCTCGCGCGGGTCGAACGGGAGGCTGGGGTTCAGCTCCCCGTCCGCGCCCTGCCAGTGCTCCGCGTGGCGCAGGATGAAGGCGTTCATCATCAGCTGCTCGGTCTGGTGGCGGAAGGGGTAGCCGAACGGGGGCACCCCGCTCTGGTCGGTCGGCACCTTGTAGTCGAACACGGTGCTCGTCGTCACCAGGTCGGGGGACCCGGAGATTTCGATGCCGTCGATGGTGGCGAAGAAGCGGTGCTCGGCGATGGCACCCTGCCGGGCGTACGCCTCCAGCGTGCGGTGCACCATCGTCCCGCGCAGCGCTGCGTACAGGCCGTCGAGGGTCCCGATGTACGGCTCCATGCGCTCGATGACCGCAGCGCGCGGGCACGCGGACACGAGGGCCGTCGTGCTCAGTCGGTCGCCGCGCTCCTGATACTCCCCGAGCACGGCCTGGATGAGTTCGAACGTCCACGGCGACCACTTCGGGTCCGGCGCCTGCGACTTCAGCAGCAGCTCCTCCAGCGTCAGCCACTGCGGCAGCCTGCCGTACGTGTCGTGCGACCGCTCGTAGTGCGACGGGTCTACCATTCCGACTAGGGGCATCTAGACTTCCTCCACTTCCACGACTTCGATGTCCTCGACACGGTATGTGTCCCACTGGCTCACTTCGTACATGATGTCCTCGGCCAGGTTCTCGGCCGTGAGTCCGTTCAGCCCCACCCGGAGGCGAAGCAGCACCTCGTACGGTTCGTACGTCATTCCTGGTCCTTCAGCTTCGGCGCGGGCGACGCCAGCACGGCGCGGCCCTGCGTCATGTCAGGGTGCTTCAGCTCCACGAGGGTCCCGCCCTCGGTCCGGCTGGTCACCTCGACCACGATGCCCTCACCCTCGGCCGCCCACTTCAGGGCGCCGGGCTTGGTCCACAGGGCACCGTGCTTCGTGAGGATGCACGCCTCGCCGCAGTGCACGCTGTCGTCCAGCTGCCCGCAGATGGGGCCGGAGTACGCACTGTTGTCGATGATGTTCCGCAGCTCCTCGGCCGGGAGCGGGCCGTCGGGCGACAGGTTGTTCGCCCGCTCGACGATGGTCTCGATGTTCTCCTCGGAGATGCTGAACCGGCGGAGCATCACAGCCAGCTGGAACAGGTGGATGTTGCGGCCACCCTCCTTCACGCCCTCCTGGATGTCGTGCACGCAGGGGTACGTGATGACCACCGGGGCGTCGCCCTTACGGGCGCGCAGCCCTACCTCGGGGTACTTGTCGGCAGCGTGGGTCAGGTACTCCACGGCCACGGGCTCGGGGAAGTCGGTGATGAAGTCGTTCGGGTTGCCGGTCACCCGGTGCACACCGCCGGGGAGCTTGACCAGGTTGCCCAGGTCCCGCACCTCGACCTGCTTGGGGAACACCTCCAACGCCGGGAGCCCGGCCTCCTCGCGCACGCCACGGCCCAGCCGGTACAGCACGCCCGCGGACATGAAGTCCACGGCCAGGACCCACACGTGCATGCCCTTCCGGCCGGACTCCTCGACCCCGTAGCCGATGCCCAGGTCCGTGAGGATGGTGCCGATGGACTTGGTCATCGCTCGCTGCTCGGCGCCGGACGGGTGGTCGATGTCGAACACCAGCGTCCTCGCCTGGTCGGGCGGGCGCACGATGTACGTGCCCACGGTGATGTCGCCAGCCCGGTGGGCCTTGATGACCTTGGGCGTCAGCTCCTCCCGGACCGGGGTCCAGGCACCGTCCTCGTGCTGCACGGCGTACACGTCGGGGTTGCCGACGAGCGCGAGCAGCTGCCTTCCGGTGGGCTTCATCGGTCCTCCTCCTCCACGATGCGGTACGCCTTGTACCCCACGAGCACACCCGCTACCGCCGGTGGGATGAACCACGGGGGTGGGGTGAAGAGCGAGACGAAGATGAGGATGGCCGACAGGAAGCACCAGCCCAGCCAACGCAGCTCCTGCGGGGTCATCGGTCTCCGAACCCTTCGTCCGTCATGGCTTGCGCGTCCTCGTCGTTGGCAGGAGTTCGTAGCGGCTCCTCGGTAGGGGTGGGGGCGAGGGAAGCGAGGAAGGCGCGGGCGGCGCGGACCGTTGGGGACTCGTACTCCATGTCGGCGTTGCGCTTGACGTGTTCCAGTACGGCTCTCAGGTGCTCTACCGCTGCCTCACGGGTGGCAAGTAGGCGGGATATGTCGTCGTCGGTCCATCGGAACGGAGACGTGATGTGCGTCACGGCGGACTTCATGCCCAGCGCTTCATCGTCGGTGACGTACCGCTCGCTCACCGGGAGCCCCCAAACTTCTTCTCGAAGATGGTGTGGAGGGCGAAGCGGGCGTACCGCTTGACCTCGATGTGCATGACCCGCTCGTCGTCGATGGTGAGGGAGATGAAGTCCTTCTCGCGCAGGGTGTACAGGCGCTCGCCCCTGTCGGGACGGGTCACGAGTACGTCGATGGGGTCATCCCTGAAGTCCCCCTCCACGATGATGTCGTAGGTTGATGATGCCGGGGTACGGCGAGCAGCGGGCATACCGTAGCCCTCGTTCAGCGCCGTCACCACGGCGGTCTCCTCGGCGGTGCCCTTCTGCTTGCTTGGGTTTGCCATCGAATCCTCCTCTCACAATAGTGGGTTATGTCAGGGTCTAGTTTCCCTTGCGCACGGTTATCTGTTACAGAGCCTAAGGGCCCTGTTATGAAGCTAACAGACTTGCGCGTGCGTGCGCGCTCCTTATATGGATGTGTGACAGTATCACACTCAACCTGAGATTGAGCCTGACAGAACCTACTATTGTGTGGAAACCATGTTCCTGGACATCGAGACGAAGATTGGGCACCCGAGGCCGGATGGCCTGCTGCTCGTGGGGTGGGCTCTGAACGCTGGCCCTGTGCGGTTCGACTACCAAACCCCCGAGTTCTGGTCCGCGCTGGCTGCGCGAGACGTGGTGAAGGTGACCCAGACGAAGTACGACCTGCGGTACCTGAAGCTGCTCGGGTGTGACGTGGGTGGGGACCTGCACGACACCACCGTGATGGCCCACCTCCTCAACGAGAACACCCCCCTCGACATCGAGTGGCTGGCCTGGCGGTACAGCAACGTCGAGATGGACAAGCGCCTGGTCCGGGTGAGCGGCGCGGTGTACTTCCGCGACGACGATGACACGCGCTACGACCTGGAGGTGTACGAGACCTGGCCGCCGTACGTAGCCGGTCGGTTCCGGGCGTACTGCATGCGCGACGTGGACACGCTGCGCGTCCTGTACACCGACCTGCGCCAGTACCTCAGCGAGTCGGAGTGGCTGGCTCCCTTCCTCGACGAGCGTGTGCCCTACACCAACACCCTCGTGAACCTGGAGACCCGCGGCCTGCCCGTCAACGTGGCCGCCGTCGAGGCGCTGGCCGAAGAGTACCGGCCGCAGAAGGAACAGCTGGGCAGGGAGCTGATGGAAGAAGCGTCGCTCCCGCCCAGCTTCAACCTGAACAGCGGCGACCAGCTGTGCGGCTACCTGTTCTCGCGCGTGCTCACGTTGACGGACGTGCTGGTGTACGACAAGGAAACCATCGAGTGCTTGAAGTCCTGCCTCGACGGGGAGCACGAGGACTGCGACGTGCACGCACCGGGTGTTCCGTACCCGACACCGCTCGACGTGCTGGACGACATGCCCATCGTCGAGTACGTCCACGTGGTGGACCTGCTGCCCGAGGGGTTCGTCCTCGACAAGCTCGGGCGCGACCGGGTGCACGGGCACTGGACGGTGAAGGGTCGGGGCCTGAAGCCCACGCCCCCCACCCGCAACAAGGTGACGGGAGAGCTTGGCAAGCGGCCGAGCACGGCCAGCCCCGAGCTGCTGTACGCCCACGCTGCGGACCCGTGGGTACGCAAGCTGTGCCTGGAGTACCGCAAGCTGGAGAAGCTGCTGACCACGTACCTCACGAAGTGGCCGGTCGAGCAGCACGAGGGTCGCCTGTACGGCAGGTTCAACCAGACCGGCACCGTGACCGGACGCCTGTCCTCCGCCGGGCCCAACCTTCAGAACGTCCCGTCGCGCGGCGACCGGGGTAAGGAGGTGCGCGGTCTGTTCCAGGGGCACCTGGTGGTGGGCGACTACGACCAGCTGGAGATGCGCCTGATGGCGCACTTCAGCCAGGACGCCAACATGATGCGCATCTTCCGGGAGGGGAAGGACCCGCACCTCATCACGGCGCAGGGCATCTTCGGCTCGGGCATCGCCGACGATGGCGAGGAGCGGGGCATCGGCAAGACGCTGAACTTTGCCATGGGGTACGGCGCTGGGCCGAAGAAGGTGGCGCAGGTCCTGTCGCTGGCGGGCTACGCCACGACGAAGGACACGGCCGCTGGCTACCTCGCAGAGATGGCGCACTTCTACCGGGGGTACTTCCGGTGGAAGGAGGAGGTGGCGCGCAGGGCCAAGCGCACCGGCACGGTCGCCACCATCGGTGGGACCCGGCGTCGGCTGCGCGCGAACTTCAAGGACACGGCCAACTGGAAGCTCGTCGCGTACGGCGAGCGGCAGGCCGTCAATGCGGTCATCCAGGGGTCGGCGGCCGACATCATCCGCCGGGCCATGGTCCTGTACGACGCCTCCCCCATCTCCATCATGATGCCCATGCTGGCACAGGTCCACGACGAAATCGTGTTCGAGCTGCTGGGTGCGTACGACGGGTACCAGGGGCCGACGGTGGCCGACGCGCTGGCCATGACGAAGGAGATGTTCGAGACCGGGCACGGGTTCGACCTCCGCGTCCCGCTCCTGTTCGACCCGCACTACGGGGACAGCTGGGCCTCCGCCAAGGCGGGCGCCGACCTGGAGCTAGAGGAGCTGATGGCCTGATGGGTGAGCCCTTCGACCTCCCGACCCCTCACCCGTACGACGGGCAGTGGTTCCGGTACGAGTGGGCTGTGTCGGGCGCGCAGGCGGCAGACCTCGCGCGCGCTGGGCTCGTGGTGTTCGGGCCTGGTCCTCGTCACTGGACGGCGTACGACCTGGACGGGCACACGGCCAGCTACCTGCTGCTCGGGTGCGTCAACGGGGTGTGGAGGTTGAGGTTGGAATGGGAGTCTTGACCGACTGCCCGGTGTGCGGGCTGCCGTCCGAGCCAGTGGACGTGTACGGGCTGAAGGGTGTGGGCACGGAGGGCCAGGCCATCATCGTCTGGTTCGAGAAGCGGTGGTGTCCGGCCCGGCACTACTACCAAGTCGAGTTGTACGAGGAGGATGCGTGACCGACGACGAGTACGATGACGAAGCAGAGTACCGTGTCACCCGGAAGGGGTTCGAAACCATCTGGGCGTGGATGCGGCTGGAGAACCAGGTCCACGACATGGACTGCGCCCCACAGGACATCGGCATGGGTGACGACGGGTGCCCCATGTCCCACATGGTGGCGTTCATGCTCGTGATGGTCATCCCGACCGTCGAGACTGCCATCGCTCGGGGCCTGTTCGATGACGAATGAACCCCTGAGGGGGTGCCCGACGTGCCTCACCAAGGTGACGGAGACACAGCTGGGGCTGCGCGACTACCGCTGGCTCCAGGATGCGCTGCCGGGGAGGGTGGCGCCGATGGACGTGGACGCCATGCTGGAGAGGAAGGGTCGCTTCCTCGTGCTGGAGTTCAAGCCGCAGGGTGCGCCGCTCCCGATGGGTCAGCGGCTCACGCTGAAGGCGCTCGTGCGCCTGGGCATGGACGTGTGGGTTGTGCACGAGCTGAAGGGTGGGAAGGTGAAGGTGGGCGCGATGGACCGGAACGGCAACGTGCCCTTCTCGGACACGGTGACGGTCGCCCGACTGCGCGCGAACGTGGCGGAGTGGTTCCGCTCGGCGGATGAAGGGGGAGATTGATGGACACGCTGATGGCAGGGCTCTGGCTCCTCGCACTGCTCGTCCCCATCTCGGTGGTCACGCTCGTGTTCCTCGGGCTGTACGCCCTGGCGAAATACGTCCGCTACCGCGCGTTCATGGCGGAGAGAGACATGCAACTGGAGGTCCTGCGCAAGAACTGGGGGACCCTGATGGAGATGAACCGGGCTCTGGAGGGGACCCTGAAGAAGCTCCAGGAGGTTGAGGTGCGGGAGGAAGTGAACACTCCCGAGGTGGTCGAAGTGAGGAGCAAGCTCACGGGCGCCGTCGAGCAGGTGCTGCGAGACTCCGGCAGCCTACCCGAGGGGTGGAAGTGAGGGTCCGGTTCGAACACACGGACTTCATCGAGGACCCGGACCTGTTCCGTCGGCTGGAGTACGCCTGGAACAGCCAGGACCCAGCCATCTGGGCGTCAGTCTTGGGACTGGTCCCTGACGGCCGGGTCCTGGCCACGCATGATGACCTCGGAGTGACGTTCCACTTCAGGGCCGCCGTCCTCTGTTGAGGTAGACGAACAGCACCCGGCGGGCGCTGCGGTTCTCGGCGTCGTGGTCCCGGCGCCGTCCGTCTGCGGGCTCCCGCCACAGCGGGTCGTCGCGGGCGATGAGACGGGTCAGGTCCTGGAACGCACGCTTCACGCTCTCGTGGGCCGACTGCCTCTTCACTCCCGCGTAGTCAGCGATTTCCTGGTACGTCCGACGGTCGTTGATGAACTGCCGAACCAGGTTGCCCTTGGGTCGGGGCAGCAGGGCCATGTACGGCTCGAAGAAAGCGTCGAGCTGTTCGACCCACGACTGCTCCTCTCGGCTGCGCTGTGGCCACGGGAGCTTCTTGTCCTCCCACCACCACGTGTTCGCCGGGGTGGGGTCCGTGGAGCGCACCGCCGTAGTCCGGCGCCGCTCTCCGACGGTCCCCTCCCGCTCGGTGCTGTACTCGGGCGCTTGGACCTGCGGTCCGGCGCTCTCGCCGGTCTCGTAGTCCCTCTCGCCCCAGTCCTGGCGCTCGAAGGGAACGCCGTGCTCGTGGTACCAACGCTTGATGTCCTTCAGGATGTCACCGTCCACGGCGACCTCGCTTGACCAGCCACTTGGCACCGTCCAGCAGGGCGTAGCCCACTGGGTACAGCACGAGCACGAACAGCAGGAACCAGAACAGCGCTACGTCCACGCTTAGGTCCAGACTCACGCGCTCACCTCCTTCTCTCGCTTCTTCGCGGCCTTCGCGCGCTTGCGCTTGACCTCCGCCTTCTCGTGCGCGTTCTTCTGCGTGATGTACGAGTCGTAGTACCGCACCAGGACGTTGGCCAGGCGTGGCTTGCCGTCCTCCATCACGCCGTCCTCTGCCTCGTCCCAATGGGCGAGCAGCGCCTGCTTGCGGGCCTCGTGCGCCTGGTCGAACTCGCTCTCCGCCTGACGAACGAGCTTGGAGTCGGACCGCTTCTCGCCGCGGACTTCGAGCAGCACCTCGTACGTGCTCTTCATCACCGCGACGGCAGCCTGCACGTCCTCCCAGCCTTGCATGACGAACTTGCTCACGTGTTGTCCTCTCCCCAGCCCTCGCGCATGAGCGCGCGGGCCAGCCTCAGCACCTCCGGTGGGTGGATGCCGACGGCCATCGGTAGGTACCGGCAGCCCGTCACCTCGCCTGCGTTGGCCTCCTGGGCCGCGAGGATGGCCTCCAGCCCCGTGTCACAGGTGTACCCACCGTGAGACACGTGCGGGTTCTCCTCGGACCCGACGCACGCCACCACGTAGATGGTGCAGTGCCCGGTGTCGAGGTCGAGAGCCGCCGAGCGAGTCATGCTCGTCAACGTCTCGTCGATGTCGATGTCGAACTCTGTCATCAGTGACACTTCTCCTCTCCCGCCACGCAACGTGGCGTGTGCCCGTCGTCCTCGTGCTTGTAGCCCCGCCAGACCTTCCAATGGTACCAGCCTGACACGGCCACGCCAACCGTCAGGATGACGGCGAAGAACACCACCGCCCCGTCAAGCATCGGCCACCTCCTCCATCTCGTGGAACCACTCGGCGGTCAGCAGGTCCAGGTCGTCCGTCACCGCGCCCTTCCAGACGATGGTGCCGGTGCCCAGCCCGTTGGCCAGGCGCTCGACGTGGTTCAGCCAAGGCACCAGGGCGCTCATGGCCTCCCCTTCCGACTGTTGATGGTGACCAGCCAGGCGCGAAGCACCTCGCCGGTCTTGGGCAGCGCCTTCAGCATGGACTTGGTCCCGCCGAGACGACAGACCATGCACTTGCCACAGTCCTCGTACTCGAAAGCGCGGTCCTGCGTCCAGCCGGACGCGAAGTGCGGCTTCAGTCGGCCGCACTCGGTGCACCTCGTGCCCATCACTCCTCCTCGCAGTCGTGGCCGAAGTAGAACTCGTCGGCCTGGTCCTCGTCGAACAGGTCGAACACCCGTCCGCATTCCCGGCAGCGTCCCGTGTGCTGTACGAGGTTCATCGTGCCTCCTCGTACCACTCCACGGCGTGGAACGGGTAGACGGTCCACATCCGCGCGTCCTCCTCGGACTGCACGTGCAGGCCGGTGAAGTTGGCCCACATCTTCGGCACACACACCCCACTGCTGGGGCGGTAGTCGAAGGGGATGGCCTCCAACGCTGCGTTCGTGTGGAAGATGATGGTGTCACCCTCGTCCAACACCTTGGCTCGTGTGACTGTCATCGGTCGTCACCTCCTCTCAGGAACGGCGCCGGGTAGGTGTGCGCGCCTTCGGTGCGCGTGCTCACCGGACACCGGCGACAGTGGAACCAGGCCCCGCCTCCCTCGACGAAGTGCGCGAGGAACCAGCGGTGCTTCTTGTCTCTCGCGTTGCAGTCCAGCCACGCGGGCGCGTTGTTCTGCGCGCGCAGCGCGTCGTTCTGGTCCTTGATGAGGTCACCCATCAATGACACCCCCGTTCTTCTCGCCGCACTTCGGGTCGGTGTACGGCTCGGACAGCTCCTCGCTACAGCTCGCGCAGTACACCCCTACGGTGCACTCGCAATCCGACACGTGCTGAGCCCCGTCCACCTCGTAGTCGTAGAAATACTCCCACACGCTCTGGTCAAACTCGTCCACCTCGTACCGTGAAACCGGCCGGGCGTTGTCGTCCCAGCAGCGCAGGCAGCGCAGCTCGCCGTACTCTGTCAGCACGGCGACCGTCTCGACCTGGTAGCTCGTCAGCATGTTCTCACCTCCTCAGCAGTAGTGGGGACGGTGCTCCGGCATGTACTCCGGCACGTCCCACCTCTGAACGCGGTACTCGGGGCGGACGTTGCCGTCCTCGTCCCACAGTTCGTCTCCGCCGTGGCACCCGTAGTCCCGGTACTCCGGCTTCAGCTCCCACCGCCCAAGCTCGACCACGGTTGCCCGCGGCTGCTCGTCGGGTTGCAGGAACTCGTTGTAGTGCTGCGCCATGTCCCAGGCAATCTCCTCGGACACGTCGCCCGCAACCACGTCCTCCAACTCGTACGTGGAGTACCACCAGCCGCCCTCTTCGGGGCCGCCGTAGCTTTGGTCGCGGTAGTATGTCGCAACCGCGAAGTAGCTCATGTGTTCACCTCCTCACCCCTCCTCGTCGTACTCGACGATGGCGATGAACTTCTCTTCACCCACGGTGAACGAGATGCCGAACCCGCCCTCGAAGTTCACACGCTCCAAGTTCTGGAGGGTGTCCGAGCCAGCGCCGCGCGCGGCGGCCTTGACTAGATTGTCCCTTGCAACGTACGTACCAATCTCCATCTAGAACACCTTCTCGTCGTCGTTCCGCGCGTCGTAGTCCGTCGGGTCGTGCGGGCAACCGGACTGATGTCCGTTCGCCTCGCACCACTCGTCGTCCTCGCTCACCTGCTGCGCGGCAGCCTCGGTGCGAAAGTCCATCCAGAACCTGTCGTATGCGCTCACTCGTCCTCCACCTCCTCAGAGTCTACCAGAAACCCTTGAAGGTGCCACGCCTCGATGCACGCCCACGCCGGGGCGTAGTCTTGGTCGCGGTACGTCACACCTGCCGGGAGCGGAATGTCTCGGTCCCAGTCCTCCTGCTCCCCGGCGATGATGGCCTCAACTGCGGCCTCGTACACCTCGGGGATGGGCGGAAAGTGGTTGCTGTTGAGGTGCCAGCTCAGGGCTCGTTCCCTGTCGGCAACCTCCAGCATGCCTTGCAGTGCAAGACTCCCCACGTTACTCACCTCCTCCCCTCACGTGCGTCCACACCACCGCTTGAAACTGCGCGGTGGTCAAAGCGGTCATGCTCGCGGCCTCTCTCAAAGCAGCCGCACACCTTTCGTACTCTTTCGCGCTACACCCGCGCTTTCCCCAATCCAGCGCGTGCAGCATCCACGTGTCGATGACGGCCGCGTCCTCGTGGCCCATCATCGCCCTGTAGAAGTTCGTCACCTTGGGTCCACCTAGCACCCGCAGTGGTCGCTCGCCCTGCCAGATACGCCAAGCCTTCAGCTCGTTCGCACCCGTCTGGCCGGTGCACGTTCCGGTGGCCATCATGTCGGCGGCCATCGCCTTGTTCCGGTGCCACTGCACCTGGGGCGACAGCGCCGCGATGATGCCCGCGGGTCGCGCGAGTCCACCGCCGTGCTCGCGTGCCAGGGAGCGTGCGAACCTCCGCGACTCCCGGTACCAACCGGCGGCCTCGTCGTGCCCCGCGTCCTCGTAGTGCCCGAGGAGCCGAAGCACCATGTCGTCGTGCTCCAACCGTCTCACCTCCTTCCTAGTGCCGAAGGCCGAGCAAGTAAAGCGGGCGTCAAAGCCGGTACTCCCGGTCAGTGCCCGTACGGTCTTGCTCGACCCACCGCCTAGGACGGCGTTATCTGCGTGATGTCCACCTCGATGTCCGCGCCCAGCCCTGCGTCGCGGATGTCCTCCAACGCCCCCTCCAGGAGCGCGTCCCCGAACACCACCTCGATGTTGTACGGTGAGAGGTCCCCGCCCAGTTCTTCCAGGTCGAGGTCCCACTCGTTGGCGTTCACGTCGAAGTCCCCTGTCAGGGTGTACCGGACGTTGAACTTCAAGTTGGACGGTGCCACCTCTGTCGCGTCGGTCACGACCAGCCGCTCCGCGAGTACCTCGCGGACCGCGTCGGCCAAGAACGAGTGACGTGAGGTGTCCACCTCCAGGTTCACGAACGAGAACGACACTAGCTCGTCGTCGTCGTCCTTGACCCCGGTGAAGTACCCATGCCCGTTCACCTTCATGTTGTCACCTCCTTCCGTCGGTCAGCGCAGGGGCCCGTGGCCCCCACGCTCACCGCCGGACCAGTGTGCCGATGTACCGGCCCACCTGCTCCCACGCGGTCACGGTCTCGACCCTCGCGGCCCTGATGACCTCCAGGTTCTCGTAGTCCGAGTCTAGACGGCCAGTGTCGATGGCCGTGCGGTACTCCCGCTCGGCCGACGCCAGGGTCAGCCGTGCCGACTCTAGGTGCGCCCACGCGCGCTCGCGCGCGTGCCGCGACCGTTCCAACGGCGAGTACGTTGATTCAGCGTACTCTGTCACGTCCTCCAGGTTCGTCATGTCACCTCCTTCCGACTGTCACCGCCCGGCACCGTGATGCCGGACAGTCACCGCCGCAGGGGCTGCGCTGTCAGCGCCAGTCCACCTTCACGTCGATGCCCATCTCCGCGAACAGTCGGGCGTAATCGTCCTTGTCCGCAGGAGACAGCGCCTTCACCTGCTTTGCGAAGTCCGTCAAGGACTCGCCCGGTAGGCGCAGGTTCTGGTTCAAAGCCTTGATGAGCGTCACCTCGTCGGCCATCTTGCCTCACCTCCTTCCACCTGAACGTTGGCGGCCTCCCCTCGACGGTGGTGAGGGGAGACCGTCAGTGCTCAGACGAACACCACCTTGCCAGCGGTGTATTCGCTGCTCACTGCCACCGCCTCCTGCCGGTAGCTCACACCCAGGAGCGCGAGCACGCGCTCCATGTCGGCGTGCACCTCCCTGCTGGGCGCGTCCTCCGCGATGATGGTGTACGCGGTTTCGAACCCCCACTGCGGGCTCCAACCCGTACCCTCGCCGAAGAAGTAGACGGCCTCGCAGTGCTCATCGACGATGCCGAACAGGCTGTCCCGGAAGGATGCCCAGGTCTCGTCGTTGAGCGGCGCGCCGTCGGCCACGTTGCGGCCGATGGTCACGGTCGTTGTCATGGTCTCACCTCCTTCACCTCAGTCGGTCGGCGTTTCCCCGTGCCCGTCGAACGGGGAAGCGCTCACCGCCTAGATGGCCGCGCCGGTAGAGTACGTCACCTGCTCCAACGTGGCCAGCTGCTCCAGCGCCACGTCGTCCGGCAGCTCCAGGATGCCCGCGTACGGGTCCCAGCCGTGCACCTCCACGGCCTCAACGGCCGCAGGGTCGATGTAGTCTCGCACCATCATGTCACCTCCTCAGGTAGTCAGCGCCGCGCACCGTTGCCGGTGGATGGTGCGCGACGCTCACCGCCTCAGATGATGCCCAGTACCAGGAGCGGGGAGCGGTAGCCTTCGGGGCACACCCCGTCAGGCTCGACCGAGCACCCGTCGTACGTCTCGTACGGTCCGTCGGCCAGCTCGTCCCACTCGGCCGTCTCCAGCCACTCGGCCGCGTACTCGGCCTCCAGCTCGCGCCTCTCGGCCGCGGTAAGGTCGTAGTCCATATCGTCACCCCCTCTCAGGATGCCAGGGCGAACACGACCGACAGCACGAACACGACCACGCTCAACACGAGCGCTGTCACGAACCCCGTCATCGCGTCCACCTTCCGTCTCGTTGCACCTTCTGAACCAGCGCGTCGCGCTCGCGCGCGACGTGCCACCCGTACCGCCACCCTGCTAGGGTGCCGTCGGGAGTCTGTAGCGGCACGACGTGAAGCGCGGCGGTCGCCCGCCGCGCCTCCGCGCGCCTCGTGTGGTCGGTCCTACTCATCGGCCAGCCAGTCGGCCGTGCCGACGGTCCGACGCTCCGCCGCGCGCTTGTCCTCGCGCTGGATACGCCGTACGTCCGCGTCATACTTCCGTAGCCGCGCGCGTTCCGCGGTGTCGCGTTCGCGCGTTGCCGTACGGTCCCGGTCGCGATTCTCACGGTGGGCGAGCATCTCCACGATGCGCCAGCCGCGCTCGACTTGTAGCGAGTGCTCGCGCGCCGTCCGACGCTCGTCGCGGACGATGCGCGCCTGTCGCGTGCACTGTTCCTTGACGGCCTCGGCCGGGCGCGTCACCCGAACGGACCTAGCCTCCACCAGCGACATCGTCACTAGTTGAGGCCGACCCGATGCGTGATAGCGTGCCATCGGTCCTCACTCCCTCGCGTCCCTCGCGTCTCGGCCGAGGGTCCCGGCGCCGTCCGTTGGTCGGTGGCGCTTCGCTGAGTATGGCAGGGTCGGGCGCCCGTGGCAGTGTCGCGCATCACTAGGGCGGCGTGCCGTTGGTCACATGGTGGCAGTGTTAGGCATCACTCGCACACGGTGACGCAGGGCACAGGCACGGTGTGACGTACGACACAGTCCTCCGTACTAGTACGTATGCGTGTGGGTGTGTGGGGGCACAACAGCTTTCGCACGTTGGTGCGCGAACGACCTAAGCCCCATGGCCTAGGCGGGACGGACCACCACCCCATGCTTTGGGCCTAGGTCCGATGGGTCTTTTTCCCCAGATCGGAAGA